AAGCCAAGAAAGGAACATGATCGGTCAAGGCAATGCGGACCCGCCAACAAGAAAAGGCCCATTAATCGCGGCTTTTGGCTATGAAAAAAGTGATACTCGTTTGTATCACATTTATCGTTCTAATATGCCTACATACTACGCTTTTGATACAATGCACACCCTTACAATGGCAACAACGGCAACTTTTAAGAGTAAAAAAAGGATGGTTGTCGCCCACCACCCAATTCAGTTTAAGGAGGTCCTCATAGAACTTTAATCTTGTCTACTTACCTCCTTATCTAAGTTTTTGGCTAGTTTTGTGAAAACGTAATTATACTTCACGTACGTTTTTCCACCAAAATCTTTATTATTTGATGTTCGAAGACCCCAAGGATTAAAACCTAATTCTTCTCCTTCTAAGTCTTCTTTAGCGTCTGTATTTTCAACAACAAGTTCACTAATATAAAGATTATTTGTAGGTTCTCCAGTATAGGAACTCATGTCTCTTAAATTAACATTTTGATAGTACTCATCACCAGTTTTGCTATAGGTTACATTAAAGTAAATATCAAATGCATACAAATAATTCGTTGGAACAAAAAAGTGAGATAGATATGTATTAATTAGCAAGCATTTATCCAACAAATCCTGTATCAATGATTTTAAGCCAACATCATAACTCCTTATTACAACAAGATGACTTTGAGTACTTGATGGAACAAATAATGAATAGCCACTTTCCTTGGAGAATACATTGACATTTTCTCTATCAAAAACTTCTCGGATAAAATCAAATACTGCGCTGCTTTTAACTAATCTTAAGTCAATTAAAATTTCACCACAAAACTTTTGTTTTTTTGATGCTTTTATAAGTTGATTAATACGCCTTATTCCATATGCAGAATCATACAAAGTAGGTTGTTTTATTTCTTCATTAGGATTAGTTTGATTAATAATTTCATAATGATTTTCAACCTTTATAACTTTGAATGACTGTCCGTTGGCATTAAAGCAAATTTTGTCAGCCTTTTCGTCATTAGTTAAAATGTGACAACAAATTAAATTATAATCTGCAGTTTTGCCACCTTTTGATTGAGGGAAGATATGGTCAAGATTCCAACCATAATCACTATTACGATCATCATAGGCAGATTTAACCATCGTCCTTCCCGCAAAGTCTACAGCCTTCGTCCTTTTCCCATATCGAGATGTCCACAAACGCATGGCAGTTTCTCTATTAACAATCATTTCATTATTTTTCATAATTTAATCTTCGACAAGAAAAAACTATGAGTTAACCTCCTTTCGTAAGGCTAACAAATGCACTGATTGATTATAGGGCGACCTATTACTGATACCTCAAAGGGTAGTTCTCTTAACAGCTTTGATAGAAAACTTTATCAATCTACTCTTAATAAGAAGAGATTTAGGATTTGTTTCCTTACGTTTCAAATTATATCAAAAATTAATGAAAATCCAATTTATAAAAGCAAAAAAAGACTAAGGATTTTACTCCTCAGCATTAATTATTATATGTTATAGTTTTTTAAAATTAATTATAAATAGTTTAATAATGTAAGATGATTAATCATTAGTTTTCAATTGCCACTTGTCATGCTTATTTGCTCTAGAGCCAACAATTATGCCTTTTTTCTTCAAAGCTGAAAATATTCTTCTAACTGTTGCAATTGAAACTCCTAACTTAGAAGATACATCATCATAAGTGATATACGGGTTGTCTTTAATCATTTGGATGACAAAATTTTCTCTATCCGTAGCTTTCACTTCTAGGTGCTCATTTAGGTGCTCATTTAGGTGCTCATTTAGGTGCTCATTTAGGTGCTCATTTTTAACTAATTTAGAAGCGACATCTGAATCATATGGTAATGTCACCAAGATGAAACTATCGGTAATATTAAAGGCTTTCTTACCATACTTGGCAATGATTTGAGGTATTCCATGCCCTGTCCTTTCGGCAAAATCCAAGTCTCTCAAAATTCTAATAAAGCCCTCGCTTCTTGGCTTGCTGATGCCTTTGAAGAAATTTTCCTCTGTTTGCCCAAAAGGTAGTCCACCGTAAGAAATAATCTCTATTCTATCGTTATAAACATAAACTGATGGCACCCCGCCATTTAACCAGTCATTATGAGCAAGCGCATTATAAACTGCTTCTCTTAGGCAATCTATGTCAACCAAACTTTTGTTGCTTCTAGTAGTCGAAGATATTTCAGTTACACCTCTATTCTCAGCTTCTAATCGATACATCAACTTTTCGACAGCCGTAAGTAAACATTGGTTGCCAAAGTCTACGGTCTCAGAAAACGATGACTTGTCATTCCCGTTGTATCTTGCGTAAATGAATCCAATATGGTTTTTGTCGGACAGCAACTCGGCAATCTTGTTAAATTTCCCATCCTTAGTCAATAGGCCTAGGTTAGAAGCGAAAGTATCATCATTTAGCGTCATTCCAACCTCATCGTAGAAAATTTTCAGTTGTCTAAAAGTCAAAGGACTATAAGAAGCTGGCGTTTCCTTTAGCAAATCTTCATTCGTAAAAGAATATTTCCATCTTCTTTCAATCTCTTCTTCACTCATAGAAGTTGAGGATGTTCCATCTCTATAAAAACATCCAGTCGCACTTCTTCCTTCTTTCTTGATGTAATAGAGTTTAGTGCCTTTGGTTACTTTAATAGTGATGATTGTTTTATCATCTTCTAATAATGATCCTATTTCACATAAGCCTTCAGTTGATGGAAGAATCTGATCTCTAATAATATCTCTAATTTCCCTCATTGTTTTATCGACATTAGAAACACCTAAAACATTACCGTTATCATCAACACCGATATAGATGACCCCGTTTCTAGTATTAAGGAAAGCTACTACTTCTTTAGCAAAGTCTTTATTTAACGTTCTTTTAAGTTCTATACTTTCAGATTCTTGAAATTTCATTATAAAAACACCTACTTTTTAGGTATGCTAATTATACTTGAAAACAAGCTTATTTTCTAGATTCTAATACATAAAAAGACCAAGGAATCACTCCTCGGCCTTTATCGTTGTTTCAAATCCTGAATAGAACTTGAATGTTATTGATTTATCTTTATGGACTATTGCTTTCTCTAGATTGAAATTAAATATCGCTTCGTCAAAATCAGTAATGAGTTCGCCTTTTCTAAGTGTCTCTATGAAGATATTAAACTTATTAACTTTTAGTTTGATTTCGTTCTTTTTAACAACTAGTGAATTAAGTTCTGCTTCTTTATTTTTATAAATATTCTCAAGTTCTGCATACTTTTTTCGCCAAATCGTTTGATCTTGCTGCGTGGTCGTATTCATCTTAACAAGCAATTCGAACTCTTTATTCATATCTTTAAGTTCATTAGATAATGCTTCTATTTGTTTATCCAAAGACGAAGTATCAAGAGCTTTGCTTACTGCTTCTATAAGATTGATAATAAGAAGGTCTTTGCTCTTAATCATCTCGTTATAAGCTTTAAGAAACATTGACTTCACTTCTTCTTCATTTAGATTTGGTGTCTTACATTTATGCTTGAACTTGAAGTTGCATTGAAGTATTTCCTTTTCGTGAATCGTACCAGAATGCCATTTCTTCTTTCCGTAATATGAACCGCAGTCTTCACATATAAGCTTTCCACTAAAAGGATTCTTAAATGAGTAGGTATAGCCCATTTCCTTTCTTCTATTAAGCTCGATTTGCACCAGCTCCCAGTCTTCCTTTGTGATTATCGCAGGATGAGAATCGTGGACATAGTATTGAGGAACCTCGCCTTCGTTTTTCTTGGTCTTATGGTTTAAGAAATCAACAGTGAAGGTTTTTTGGAGCAAAGCATCGCCTTTATATTTCTCGTTTTGAAGAATGGAAAGAATGGTCGACTTAGTCCATTTGGTTTTGCCGCTTGGCGTAATGATATGATCGTTAGTCAAATCATTAGCGATTTTGCCGATACTATCGCCTTTTAAGAACTCATAATAAATCCTTTTTACGACTTTAGCTTCTTCTTCATTAATCTTAATAGAACCATCATCATCCTTTTCGTATCCTAGAAAGCTTTTATAAGACATGGAAACCTTACCATCCGCGAACCTCTTTCTTTGCCCCCAAGTGACGTTTTGGGAAATGGACCTACTTTCTTCTTGAGCCAAGCTAGACATGATGGTGATAAGAAGCTCGCCCTTGGAATCAAAGGTATTGATATTTTCCTTTTCAAAGTAGCATTCAACATTATGTTCTTTTAGTTTTCTTATATTAACCAAACTATCGACGGTATTTCTTGCAAACCTAGAGATGGATTTCGTGATGATTAAATCAATCTTGCCATTTAAGGCATCGTTAATCATTCTATTGAAGCCTTCTCTTCTTTTGGTATTCGTTCCGCTTATACCTTCATCAGTATAGACATCGACAAACTCCCAATCAGGTCTTCTTGCAATATATTTGGTGTAATAATCTACTTGAGCTTCATAAGAAGTTAATTGTTCTTCGTTATCGGTCGATACCCTAGCGTAAGCCGCAACTTTCCTTTTCCTGATTGAACCTTGAGGAAGCCTAGTGATAGGATTGATGGTCGGTTCGATTTTGGTCACTACTTTTGCCATCTTTTAAAACTATCCTTTCTCGCTTGCTCTTTCATTTCATTTGTCCAAGATTCCTTTCTAGACTTAAATTCAAAATGAAATATCTTGACTTCCCCGTTTTTGAAAACGAAATCTAAATCCTTTGACTGATGGACTATTATCCTATCTATTTCCTTATTGAATAAAGCCTCATCAAATTCATCGATGCCTAAAGCATTGTTAGTAAGCTCAATCAAAGTATCTTCTCTTAGTGACAATGTCTGCGTGCAATTAGTAGCTCCTTTATTTGAAATGGATGAGCAAACCCAGAACGCGCGGTATTTGTTTTTCTTCCTTACATAGTTCCTATTGCAAGCGGCGCATTTGATCTTCTTATCAAACGGTGAGGCGAAAGACTTTTCATGAACATATTTAACTTTGCTATTTGCCTTTTTCTCGTTGGCTTTTTCATATATTTCTTTGCTTATGATTTTAGGATGGCTTTCGCTTACGTGATACATTGGGAAGCTTCCATCATTTGGTTTATCATGAGGACCATTCATCGGCCCTGACTTCTTCCCTAAAAGTAATTCCCCCGTATAAGTGATGTTTTGGATTATCGCCCTTACGGTAGAGAAGGTCCATTTAGCATTTTCCGGGGATGGGATATTTATGTTATTAAGATAACTAGCAATTTTCTGATACCCATATCCGTTTTCGGTGAATAGTTTAAAGATAAGTCTTATGACTAATGCTTCATCTTCTTTAATTTCATAATTACCATCAACTACTTTATAGCCATAAAAATCATGGATTCCCCATACCTTGCCTTCCTCAAAAAATTTATTTACTTTCCACCTCACGTTGTTTGACATCGATTTGGCTTCTTCTTCAGCAAAGCTAGCAAGTAAGGTAAGCATGAGCTCACCATCGCTAGATAAAGAATGCATGTTCTGCTCTTCAAAATAGACGTCGATGTTTAATGATTTAAGTAATCTTGTGGTTTCAAGTAAAAGCGTGGTGTTTCTAGCAAACCTAGATATCGACTTGGTAATGATCAAATCAATCTTATGGTTCTTGCAGTCTTCTATTAATCTATTGAACTCGGGCCTATCGCCTTTAGTTCCACTTATCCCTTCATCAGCGTATATCCCAACGAATATCCAATCAGGGTTACTCGAAATATAATCTTGATAATAGGATACTTGGTTGGCAAGCGAATGGAGCATGGCATCTTTTTCAACCGATACCCTACAATAAGCCGCAACCTTTTTCTTATTCGGTAAGCTATATCTAAAGTTTCTTTTTTCTATTATCTTAGCCATTTATTTTTCTCCTTTCCTTGTTATATACATCACTCTACTTCGCTAGGAATTCAACCCATATAAGCGATAAATAGAGCCACTTTTGATACAATACTTTTTAGCTAATGTTTTCTCGGCTTTCTTAAACTCCAAATCGCTTAAAATACCTAGTTTTTGCATGGTTTTAAGTAAATTTAGGCTATTTAGATAATTTCTTGCATCCTCTTCATACTTAACTAAATCAGCCATTGTTCATATCCTCTTTATGGTATCTATACTTGATGTAACAAGCGTGGGAGCAATACTTTCTTTTAGAGCTTATGGATGCCAAAAAAGAAGCACCACATACCGGGCAAATAAAGGTTTTAAGATTGCCTTTATTCCTATTCTTGTTCCACCATCTATTCTTGCAAGTAAGCGAGCAGAACGTTTTATTTGGATGCTTTTTATCAATGTTAAAAGGTAAGCCACACTCCTTGCAGTAACTAACTTCATTAGAGCCTTCGATATCGACATCATTCCTTTTGCAAAACGATGCGACCGAGTTCTTGGATATGTTTAGGATTGAGGCTATCTTCTTATAGCCTAGACCCGCTTTCCTATAATCGATGATTTTTCTTTCTAATTCAAAGTTCATATCTATCACCTCAATATATGGAGAAAAATCACCTCTTTTGATGGGGGTCATCCTTAAAGAAAGCTAGATATTTTTTCTTTAGCTGCTCTCTTGTTTCATGAATCGACTTGATATCTACTCCCTCTATTCTTGCGACATCCCTCATTGAAAGAGACTCATCTTCAAGCAGATGGAGCCTTCTAAGTTGGGTGGTAGTCAGTGTTTTAAGGAAGGCATCGTATCTTGCTTCTTGTTCCAAACGTTCCACATAGTCTTCAGGGCTTTCTGATTCTTTATCTTCGAACCACGCGCCTTCATAATCCAAACCATCTAGATGAGTCGTTTCCCAATAGCGATACCTTCTAGCATCGTTTTCTTCTTTTCTTTCTTCTTCGACGTACCATTCGCCAAATGAATCATCTACATCTACTTCTTGAGTAACTTTTCCATTTAAGTCTTTTAACTTGATTAACATTTCTAAACCTCCAAATCGGTTGTTTTTCCTGAAATGGAGTCTTAGAAAGTCCTTCAAGCCGTCATGAAAACATGAGCAAAAAGAATGAATAAAAATCCATTTCAGTTTGCATCACGTCCTCACAAAGACCTGGTGCTTTAATATTCAATTGCGCTAGTGTGATACCTAGGATCTAGCGACTTTGTTGAGCGAAGTTAAGCTAACCTCTCTCATATACTTAAGAACTTAGAAGCTATCTTTTTCCGCTCATTATCTAAGGAGGAAATCAAGCATCATCGTCAACTTCCGCCTCACCTATAAAAGGAAAGGAAATGAGCAAATTAGAACCCTAGTTCTCAAGTAAGTGCCATTTGCAACTGGCTGAGGTTAGGATAACCCATTGTTTTCAATTCGTTAAATGACGGGTAGCATACCCTAAAAGTTAAGAATTTATCGTGTTTTTATCGTTACAAGGCACAAAAAAAGACCTAGAGCGTTAACTCTAAGTCATAAACAATATATTTTTGATTATTTCTATATGACACCCGTCATAATTTTCTTTAAGAATCTAGATCATCGTAATCAAATTTATCGTAATCCTCGCTTGTGAGAGGTTTGAAGCCATAGCTTTTGAGGAACTCGTTTCTCTCCTTTGGTGTGTTCTCAAGCATATTGGTTAATATGTATCTTAATAGTCCATCCTCGCCAGACTCATCCAAAGAAAGGCCACATTTCTTAAAGAACATATCGGAGATGCTCGTCTCGATCTTAAGCCCACAGCAAAGCGCCACTAAGGTCTTCCTGTTTCTGCAGTCGTTTTTCCCACTTAGGTATTTGCTGATAGTCGATTGATCCACGCCCGAATCCCTAGCTAGTTCCTTTTGAGATATATCCTGATAATCCATTATGTACTTCAACGAGCATTTGAAGTCTAGGTTAAGAATAGCTGCCCTAACCTGATTTATCCTTTCTATCTTCGCTTGGTTTTCCTCTAAGTTTTTGGCAAAGTCGATCATCGCGTTGATGTTGCTGCCGAAGCTATGGTAGATGGATTTGCTGATATCCCTAAACAAACAACTACCAAGCATGGTTATCTTTTCACCGTTCTTGGAAGTAAGCTTGATGCAACATTCGTCCATATGCTTCTTCGCGTAATCGGTTAGCCTATCCCTTCCCCACTGCTCGATGTATTTATCGGAGTTGATGCAGATATGGTTATCGACGAAAGCGAACAAACCCTCAGAAAACACTTCCCTCATCTTCCTGTCACAAGCCAAAGCACAAATAAGGGTTCCTTTGCTTATCTCATATGTTTCATTGGATGATAATGTTCCTTCACCGACCAAATAGTTATCTACGTAATCGTCATCAATATAATTCAAGGCACCTATTGCATCATATAATCCCATCGAGGCAAGCCTTCTTTTAAGTGATGGATAAGTAACGCCGTACATTTTGGCTAAATCCCTAATGACAGATTCCATGTAATCGACGTTTATTTCTCCTGTCCAATCATCAAATTTATATTTGGATATCAATTGTAGGGCTTTTTCTTTCAAAGTAACATCGGAAACAATAAGATGAGGCGCTATGGCGTTAGCCTGTATTTCCATCCATTTGATGATTTCGTTGTTTGAATTTTCGCCATTGGCATCGCACTCGATATAAAGTTTTCTCTTGTCGAAGAACCTCATGAGTTTGAAAGCCATCTTGTGATAATGGAAATGAAAACACTCGTGGCAAAGGGTCACATTAAATGAACCAAGGGAATTATCACTTACAGCTTTAGCATCAATAACTATGGTATCGGCTTTGATTCTTTTGGTTTCCCACTTGAATTCATTGATATTGAATAGCCTTAAATCGGAATCTTCCAAAACGAGCATCCCAAAGACGTTATGCTTATAAGTTGGGCATCCTACCTCGAGCCCCACATTCATGTTTTTAAGCAAATCGACGACATTGAGGACTCCGTTTTCATCGCGCTTAATATCGTAATATTCAAGCAAAGAATCGGCGTAGCTTTGATACTCTTCCTTCTTTATCTTGAGCATCAGGTATTCATCATACCTTTTTGGATTTTTTGTTGTTTGGTATTCAGAAATATTGGTTGGCTGTAAAGTAATCTTATCGCCAATCGTAATATCGGCATCGAGCTTTATCTTCTTTATGAATTTATAAATTTGGGCAGATTCGCTTCTTTTATATTTGAAGTCAACAAAAACCACAAGATAGATATCGGCATGAACTACATCATCTTCATCTATAGAAGCCTTGAAAGCGTGGTATTTGATATTGGTGATGTTGAATGAATAGGATCTCTTGCTTTTCTCAATTTTAAAATGCGCTACTCTATTTTCCCTTAGCCAGGAGGAGAGTAGCTCCTTGATCTGATCGTTATAGTTTTCTTCAATAAAGGACAACAGATTATTCTTCAACAAAACCACCTCATTCGATATGAGAATATTATATTAAAAATAGAGACCGATTTAAATTTCAACCGGACAAAGTATGAGAGAAATTTGGGACATGAATAATTATTTTTTTCTTCTAGTTTAGATAGCCATCCTAATTCAAACGCCAATTCGTAGAAAGTACCATTATTGATTAGCATTTTTACATAATGTAATGCTATGACTGCATCCATAAATTAAAAATATATTTTATGAACTATCTGGACTATCAGAATTTATCTAAAATCACATAAAAAATTAATGCTTATAGAGTGAAATAAAACTTAAATTCAAATTCAAATCTTAAGCTTTGTCAGTAATCCTGGATTATTTTTTCCAAGTGCATTTAATACAATTCTCTTATCGTCAATATTTTGCATTAATTCAAACAAATGACTAATCTCGTCTTCATTATAAAAATAGTCTTCAAGATTGATTAAAAATGCTTTTATAATTTTATCAGATTGAATGTAATTAAATTTTTTTGACGAAAGAATTGTGTATAACTGTTTGCAACTAAAGCTGCTGTTATGCTTTGAAAAGGAAAAACAAATATAATCAACCTCGATATCATTAATCTCGTCAGCATCCAAAAATTTCAATAAATTAATACCTACATGATAAGAATTCTCATCACTTACATCGTTTGACATAAGAATTTTGAGCATTTGATCGAAACGACATTTATCAAATCTTTTTCTCTGTGCTCGTTCTATGTAATCAAGCAAAAGAGATAAAGAATTACTGTAAAAATCGGTCTTTGATATTAACTTAACAATATCCTTATCGTGATTTTTATAGACGAAATTACCTAACAATAAGTATGCATATTTCCAAGCAACATCTTTAAATTCGTTTGAATTAAGAAGGTTTTCTAATATTCCGTTATCAAAAATACATTTAACAAATTCAACCTCGTAACATTGTGAAAAAATAAATGCATAAAAGGATAAATTATGGTTCCCGCAGTTGTTATTGAAAATAGAAATGATATTTTCTTTAACCCATTCCTTGTCAATATTCCATAAATAATGAATTTGCGAAGCAATTGCCGCTTTTAAATAGCAATTATTCTCAGTTAATAAAGTATCAAATAATTTAAACAAATACGTAAAATTATTCTCTGAACATGTATGTATCATGACGGTATATTTCAAAAATGTTTCATTAGAAAAAATGCTGTCATTATTTGCGAAGCAAAAATCTTTATTTTGAATTTCAATATTTTTTAAATATTCGAAAATAGCATCATTCGTACTAGAATCAGTTTCATTTTCTTGCATTACTAAAAAATATAAACTATTAAGCATTGATGTTCGGGATTCAATGGATTCTTTTGAACTCTCTATTTGCTTTAGTAACTCGAATTTCCTTCCATAATCTATATCTAGTTTATTAACACGTGTCTGCATGAAGTCTAAAAAAACATTAGGTGCCCCATGCAAACGATGAATGATTTCATCATTAAACAAATTGAATTTATCAACTAAGTCATCGAAATAATTCGATAATTCATATATTTCAAAATTGTTTATAGACTTAGATAAGCCTTTTAAATAATTAACAAATTCATCTAACTGCATCGATAATACTTTTGTTTTCAACTTAGAATTTTCTAATCTATCCCATGAAGTTGAAATATAAAAGCTTTTGCTTCGATCGTATGGCTTAACATTCTTGTACGTTTCTTCCAGCTGATTATCGATCAAGAACTTATTAAGTTCGTTGAATTTTTTTGCAATATATTCGCTATTCGGAAAGGAATATTTAAGAAGTTGAATTAAATCTAATTTACAAAAGACGGTTTGATACTCACTTCCAAAATTGATGTTATCAATAAATATTAATACCTTATTTATCGATTGATCATCAATGTTGTTGACATTGTTTTTAATCAAAGAATATATTTCAGAAAAGTAAATTTTATCGGTAGTATAGCCTTTCAAATCATTTAAAACCAAGTCACGTAAACGTTCGAAATGGGTGTTTGCAAGATATAAGGAAGCCAAGATAGAAAAAACATCTTTTGAAGATTTTAATTTTTTATATATATTTTCAGAAGATTCTGAATTTAAACCTGCTATTGAAAGTCCTAACCACTTCTTTAAATATACATGTCCATCCGCTAGATCAAAGTTTTGATTCATACATCTTTCAAAAGTCTCATAAGAAAAACGATGTTCGTTAAAGCTTTTCGATTCAAGTGGAATTAGCATATCAATTATTTCAACACTGCAACTTTCAGTGAAAAAATTTGAGTATGTTTTGAAGAACTCTGTAAATTCATAAGAAACTCGCTTGTATTTTTCAAGTGTTTCAATCATTAGTTTGAAAAACGTCAATGCATGATTTTTAGGCAATAACTGTAGAACTTTGTTATCGTAGTAAGAAAAAAGCATCCATATATCTGGTTCTGGTGACAATTCAATAAATTTTTTAAAGAAAGTGTTAATATTATCTATCGATAGAAATTCGTGATGCTGAAACAATAATTTCAAAAAACTTTTGTATGCGAACTGATTGGAAAATAAATTTTTATCCTTTGCATAAGCATTGATTATCTTTTTTATCATTTTGAAATAGAAATCTTTTGTTGCTTCTGAAAAACAATCAACTCTAACAAGTAAACTTAATCCAGGAAAAGGAAGTCCAGCTGTCATCTTCCCTTCCTTAATTTCAGCAGGAACAAGCTGCTCAACTGAAAAAACCTCTTTTCTTAGTTTATTATCCAAAATAATCTTTTTTACCCATGCCTTACTGTTTTTTGCATTAGAGATTGTCTCAAGGCAATATGTTTTTTGTGCTGTATCTAAAAAGAAATATTCGTTTCTAAATTTGTTTAAAACTTCTACTGTTGGATTTTGTTCTATTATGTGAGTGATTTCATTTATATTGTTGTACTGAGCAAGTGATTTTTTGTTGGACTCAGCAAGAATAAAACTTAAAGCATCAATTAAACTTTCATAGTTCTTCTCATCCTTATAGTAAGCAACAAGCGTAACGCCATATTCCTTATAATATTCACTCTCCACTTCAAATATATTTTGCTGATTCGAGTAATAGCCGTTCAAGAAAAACGTTCTTTTTTCTCTAATTTCTCTTGCTTTTACATTTACCAAAAAGTCTAATAATTGCATCTCGCGAAAACCATAGCCAATAAAAAGTATTATATATGGGGAATCGCTGGAAAAAAGTTTGCTAATTTCTGATCTAAATGACTCGTCAGAATATCTTATTAAATACTGTTGTGTTGTAAAAACAAGAGAACTTGCTTTCTTGATGGAGCCATGAATATGAATTACTTGATGTTCAATTTCACTTTTATAGCGAACTAAATCTTCAATATTATAAATAACATTTTTTGGATTTAATTGCTTATCCAAAATATCATCTGCATTAGTAGTAAATATCGTTTTTGACAATCCAAAAAGGATTTTTTGAATTTTCTCAGCTTTTTTATTCGCTTTGGTATGCAATTTCTTATATAAAAAACGATTAAAAACATCGTCAGAACCATATGCTTTTTTCAAAATATTTTTTGCAATGCTTATCAACTCACGCTCGTCATCAATATACCTTGTCACTTCATCCATTTCTTTATATGTAAATTTGCATTTGGGGTCACTGGCACAAAAATTCAAAAGATCTTTTGATAATTCTTTCCAAAGAGGCAGACCAGAAAGCTTAGAAAGTCCTGAACCCACAAACAAAACTAATTGTTTTTTATTGATTGCTTCAATAATTGTATTTAGAAACTTTTCTGTATTCTTGTAGTCCAGCATCGGTAATCACCTCCTTTGACTCATATTACATAATGAATTCACTCCTATTGAGCTCTTTTAGTCTTTTATTTACATCATCCGCATAGCCTATTTTCACGTAGTCAGGAAACGATGGGTTGGTAAGTATGTAGATTACGCCTTGTGATTTAGTTTCCATAATTATTTCATTTCTCCGATGTTTTTATCAATCCATTCAATTTCTTCATTAGTAAATTTATATTTGGAGAATAATTGTTGATCTATTTCTTTAATAGATTTATTCCAATCAATATCAGAATTCTGGGTAAAATCTTGCAATGGAACAGCTGACCAAGTCTCTTTAGTTTTATTTCCTTGCGTAACTTTATTGACACCTAACATAAGACGTGCAAATTTAGTATATAAATATTTCAATAAATTAGAGGCTTCTTTTTCTGTTTTAAAATTTCCAAGACTTATAAATGTCTCTGTATGACCCATCATCGGGGTACCCATCATCGGGGTAGATAAAGATTCTCCCAACGCACCCGAACCATTTGAAGCGGGGACTAACACTTTGTAATTATAAAAATTATCTGGTGGGTTTAGGTATACTTTTTTAAAAAATTTTATAGTACGTTTATTATTTATTAACCCTATAATTTTCGCATATTTATCCTCGGAATTTTCATCAAGAAAAGATTCAGGGAATTTAGTAAAACACGATGAAGATAAGTAACGTTTTGATCCACCAGATACTCTATTAATATACCCAGGATTTTCTTTAAAAAATATACTATTGTATTTGTATGAGGTATTTGAATATAAAATTTGATCTATAAATTTATTTTCATTATTTACAACTTTTTCATAAATTTGTTCAAGTTGATTATCACTAAAAAATTTCCCTATGGCTCCATAATTAACATTTGCATTTCTTAAACAAATAGATACACCACCTTTTATATCAACATTTGAAAAAACATCTGTTGATTTCATAAAGCATTTAATAACTTTAAAATGGCAATCATTTAACATCTTTTCATTCCATTCTTTAGGAGTTTTACCAACATTAAATAAAAATCTAGCTGGAGTAATTAAAGTTGCAATATTAGATAATTGTATTGCAGCACTCCAAAAGTAATTATAAACAGGTGGTTGTTCACTTCGGTTTTCTACCACTTCTTGATATGGAGGATTCCCCACCACGGCGTTAAATTTCATTCTATTTCCCTCCTTATTCCAAAAATTACAAGATGAGACTTTATCAATAAATTGCTGTTGTTTTGATTTAAGTTGATTTATTAGATCATCAAATGCATGAGCGTTCATCTTTCCGCTTCTATAGCCTAGCAATGTCCTCTTGGTGATTTGTTTAGCCATAGGTGTTTTACATATAACAAACAAGTTATCTCTTACTACTTCGTCCCATAGGTTCAATCTTTCTTCTAGAGTTAGTTCTTTATCGCCTAACTTATGCCTATAGAATGTATATGCAATATAAAGTGGATAAAATCCAGTTTTTGAGTTGATTTCTAAAACTTTACCATCATCAGTAAATATCTTATCGGTTACGTCCTTTTGATTAACGAATCTAGGAATCTCTATCTCTTGTTTATGCTCCTCATCAAAGAAGTCATAACCGCCAATAGTGTCGCTCATATGCATGTTCACTACTCGCCAAGGAGTAAGAACAGTCTCTTTATCAGGGTTTCTAAATGTAGAGAATATTTGAGCAATCTTTTTGATTCTTTCAGTTGGCTCATAATCATCAGCAGATTTAGCCAAAGCTCTTATACGATAAGTTGAAGCAACAAAAACATCTTTATCATAGTATTTAGAGAATTTCTTAAATATCTCTTTAGTCACGCCTTTTGGCATAAATTCTTCCCACGACAAATCATCAACAAGATCTGGGAAGGCTTCGATTGTAATATCATTCGTCAAAGGAACATCTGCACCATAAACTAAAAGCGGGATACGAATAGAAATACCTCTAAGAATAGAAATGGCTATATTTTTTTGCTTCTTTTGCTCTTTAAGTTCTTCTAGTCTCTTCTTATCTTCTTCGGTTAGTTCTTTTTTAGGTTTCTTTTGAATTCTTTCGAGTTCCTCATACTCTTCTTCAGTAAAACCTTCCTTATTAATATCAATGGATTTAGTTTTCTCTATCGCTTTCGTTTGACCAATAATTCCTTTAAGTTTATCGAATTCTTGAAGTTCTATATCATCGAGTTTCAAAAGCTCATCGTTATATAATTTACTATCTTCAAATCCACTATTAACAACACGCTCAACGTAAGCTTTCTTTAGTTGTTGCAATAGATCGTTCACTTTATAAGTGACCATTGAGCTTGAAGATATAGAGATAACTGGGCAGAAATTGAGGAACGCACCTAATCTTAGTTGGGCACTCTTATTTCCCATACCTTTTTGTGAAAGTTGGACTGATTGAGCAACCATCATAAGAGTCCTATCAGGTGCAAAATCAAAGACATAACAATTCTCTTTAATCTTACCATTGATATTAGCTGGTGATTGAACTCGGAATATTGTCTGTAAATATTGAGTTGCCGCAGTCGAATAGGAACCAGCAAGCATCAAAACAGCTGTCCATTCAGGTACAGTTACACCAGTAGTTAGTCTTCCACATGAAATTGTAATAGTTCTCGTATCTTCTGGATGCTTTGTCATTGCTTTTCTCACGGCTTTCAAAGCATCGCTAGTATCGATTTCCTCATCGCCTTCACCAGCGACATTGACTATTTCAAATTGAGAAAATACAGGATGAGACTTCAATAAAGCAGATAAAGCTTTAGCTTCCTTGACACCCGGAACTACCCATAATGTATGTCTAAAATAATCTCTATATGTTTCGGTCGAATATGGATAATTGGTTTCATCGCTTTTCTTACAAATTAAATCCAAGAACGCTTTTATATCTTCTTCATGAACAAAATCGCCAAATTTTGCTCCTGCTGGCATGTGTTTCCCGTCTTTTGCGACATCACCTAACCACACCCTAAAGAATTCTCTAAAGTTGAAAGCTTTGTCTTCTATTTCTTGATAATTCTTAAATGTATCTTCTAAATGGTAAGTGAAAATATTTAACTTAGGTAATTCTTCGTAAGGGTTAGAGTCTCCGAAATGAGTAAGAGCCCAATTCTTCTTAGCCTCTTGCTCCATGATATAGTCCCAAGTGTAGATATTCGCGTCTTCATATCCTTCTAGCAAATTGAATGGCGTACCTGAAAGTTCAAGAGTTTTTGTTATGTATCCGTTATTCTCTTTTATGACTTCTTGAAGAACTGCTTGTCCTAGCTTTGTTTGTGTGCCTTCATGAGCTTCATCAACAACGACAAAATCCCAATCGATCTTAAAGATATCGTTGTTCTTATCGAAGTTTCCACCTACTTTTTCGCTTCCTCTCAAATCTTGCATCGACGCAAAATAGACGAATTTCTTATCACTATGGATTAAATCTTGTATCTTTTCACCTACGTCTTTAGAACCGAAAACATAATCAGGTTTATCATAGAAAATCTTCTTAAAATCGTCGTACCAGCCATCTTCAACAACCGGCCTATGAGTGATAATTATAGTACGAGAAAAAGAGCTCCTTTTCGCTACTTCAAGAGCGGTTAAAGTCTTCCCGAAACGCATCTTGGCGTTCCAAAGCATCCTATCGCTCTTTTTAAATGTCTTCAGTGTTTTTTCGATAGCTTCTTCTTGCTCCGGTCTAAATATAATTGGACTTCTATCCGTTGTAATGTCTTTTCCACTTAACGATGATTTACTTTCTTTTACAGCTTGAATGGCTTTCTTAGCAGTCTCTAAATCGCATTTGAACCATTCGTTTTGTTTCTTGTGTGTATCAAATTGAATTCTTTCTATTCCTGAACGTAGCAAAACGCTATGAACGTCATGATCTCTAAAAGCTAAAGTTAATCCATATTTCTTACTTTTAGGATTATTGTTTTTATAAACGGCAACTTCGGTATAAAGTAGTTGATAGCTTATACCTGCCGTAGAAGTATATTCATCAATTCTAGCTCTAGCTGCGCTATTGAGTTCGGTGCTTGAAGGACGAAGTTCAGTATAGTCTTTGTCAGTTTTTATAGTTGCATCGCCAATCTTCAAAACATCACGATGAGCTTCATCATTGATTCTAAAGACATAAATCAGTTTATACTCAAATGAACTTTGGAACTTTAACTCTGACATACTAAATCACCCCTTTTAGCAAACTTAAAAACTTCACTCTTTTGTTCTTTTCCCAATCCATGATGTAGCAGTATTTGCCATTATGCTCATAGATATTGTTCTTAGCGCAACCTGGGCATTTCTTCTCTGGCTCGCCTAAAAGCTCTTCTTCACCAAAGATATTGGTCATTACATATTGAGTGCTTTTTACATTCTTACAACTGAATGGAACCACGTATTTAAGTCCATCCATTTGAAAAATGTTATAAATAATGATTTCAGCTATTTCTTTCAATAATTCATTAGAAGGTTCTTCGTTAAATTTATCTTTATAGCAATCAATGAAAGTAAATAACAAATTCTCTCTAGCAATTAAAAGATTGTCGCCTTGAAACTCATATCCGTAGATTGCCTTATAAGCATTCTTTGTCCATTCAATCCAATCTTCTTTTGCATCGCAGTTTTCGCTTACTACTCTTAATTTTCTATCCAAGAGACCGATACGTTTGATTAAAGGAATAAATTCCCCAGTAACGGTATCATACCTACTAGTTAAATAAGGCGCTTCACCGCAGGTTATTTCTAGTCTTATATCCTTGACATAGTCTTGCCAAGACTTATCAGTAAATTCGATTTTATCAGTATTGGCTTTCCATCCTTTTTCTTCTTCAAAATTAAAAACATTCTCTCTTCCAAACCATGCATTATCGACAAGGTTATTCTGCTTGTTACAAACCCATGAGGGAGTAAAGACTTCTGCCTTTTCTTTGGATCTAATTCTTTGTTCTTCTTTTGATTTATCAATACGCGCTCTAATCAAAGCTCTTTTTCTATTTTTAAGAAACTCAATTTTTATCTCAGTGGTTTCGTTGTACCCTCTTTTAGCATAATTTGTGGTAGCAAAAATAATGTTCTTGTTAGTGTTTTTATCTTTCAACAAGAGCTCTATTATTTCATCATCGATATCATATATAAGATCATTTGTTTGAGTAATTTCCACTATTTTCACCACCAATTAATCATCTAATTTCATGCCAATCTCATTGAAGAGAGCGACTAACTTTTTCTTGGTTTCCATGTCTGGTTCATATCTACCTGTCTCCCATCGACAGACGGTTACATTACTAACACCTAATATTTTAGCTAGTTCTTGCTGTGATATGAATTTTCTTTCTCGATATTCTCTAATCTTTCTTGCATAATCAAACATGTGTTCACCTCAAAATCTTTAACGCTATTTTAACACAAAATTGGTACAATTTCGATAATTAATAAGACTTTTATGAGATTTTTTCTCAAAAGCAAAAATAGACCGCCCAACCCTATTATCGCTAATAGGATCAAGCGGTCTTTCATTATGCTTTGGTCGATGCGTTCTTAAGTGTATTTATGCTTGCCTCAATCTGGGTGGTAATCCAGGTATCGACGTCGCCAAAGTTAGTCTTGATATAGTTTTTGATATCTTCGCTTAATTGAGAAAGAACGATATCTTTAGCTTTATTAAGAGCGATTAATTGAGCATCTTTTCCAAAGTTTCCTTCTTTCTTTAAGGCTTCAACATAGGTTTGAAAGACACATTTAACTGCATCTAAAACAATAGTTGTGGCCTCTTTTATATATTTTTCTGTTTTCTCATTATCGATCTTACTAGAAATCCATTTAATAAGCTTAGATCCTAGTAAGGTGATAAGTGGAATTACTACTGCTGTAACAACACAGCTTAAAACATTTAAAAGTATCTCATTCATGATTTGCTCCTCCTTTTATTTCATCATGTAATTCAGTGATTCTTTTATGAGCGTTCTTAGTTGATTCTTCGACTTTAACTAGCCTATTTGAAAGGTCAGTATATCTTTCTTCTAAGTGGTTTAATGACTTTTCAATTCTATCAATAGAAGATTTGATATAGCCTATCTCACTAAGCATTACTCCTTCATTTTTACCTTCATCTTTATGTTCCTGCTTATTGCTCCTTTTAAAAGCTAGATACGCAAATAAAATGCTAGAGATAGTCCCTAGCACTGAGATGATGGTTAAAACAATTTCCGTGCTATCCATCTTTTAATCCCTCCTTAAATTCGTATATTTCATCAAGGTATTTTTCTAGTTTTGCATTTAGTTCTTTCCTTCTATTCTCATTATTCCAATTGAGCTTATAATCGATTTCCTCATCAAAATAAGACTTAGGAAGATCTAAAGAAAAGACACCTGTTTTCTTATAATTTTCTATTTGCCCTCTCATTCTGATAACGTGATAAAACTTCTTCCCTGGTTGAAAGTTTCCATTGAAACAAAAAGCAAAATACTCATAGAAATTTGTCAAAAAACCTTTTAAAACCTCATTTATTTTGTAGTTTTTATAGGTTTCATATTCTTTCTCATAGCTCGGATTTAAATAAAGTAAAGTATCTGGAAGGCTTAAATAATCATCAATAAAGCATTTCTTATATAGTGAGAATCTATTCGTAGGATTAAACCTTTCAAGCATGGAGTTTTTACCATAACAGAAAGCGTCCATTCCATAGATATCAATTTTAAATGCTCCTTCTAAACCATCGACAAAGACATTGATGTCATAATCACTTTTATTACCGACAAAAGTACCATAAGCGATACTTCCACCCATATAAACAAACATCACTTTCATTCCTTTTAAGGTTTCAATAATAGTTTTTGTTATCTTTTCTATATCAATCGTTTTGAGTATCGTTTCTCTTTTAAGCATGATTCCGTTAGTCATCTATTCCATCCTCCAATCCGATAACATTTTCTTTAAGCCACTTATATCCAGCCTTAAAAACATCACCAACTAAAAAGGATTCATAATCTTCCTTAGGAATTAAGATATCGATTGTGTCGATTGGATCACATCCTTTATCTCTTGTTTCCTTAGAAATATATGAACCCACGCATATAACTACTTCTTTATCTATAGCATTAAGCGATATGTTTGTTATTCGGTGATAACTTGGCTTAATACCATAACTTGAATTAAGTTCTTTTATAATTGCCATAGTAAACTCCTAACTAGATGTCGTTTCAACGCTACTAGAAGAGCTACTTGTGATGCTATTAGTATTAACGCACATTATTCCTTTTGAGCATCTTACATAAAGTTTACCTGTAGAATAATCAACAGCTAGTTCACCATTTCTTGTCAGATTAGATGTTGTTGGAATTTTAGTGCCTCTTTTAACGATAATGGTCGCCATTAGTAAGTACCCCCATCTATTGTTGAATTTGGGGTTAAAACTTTAGAACTATCAATACCAATCTCAAACTTCTTTATCGCCATTCCATATGCTTCAGCGATTGAATAATGCATAAGAATTCCACCTTGAACAGTATTAGAATCAAAATCACTAGCTCTTGCTTCCCATAGGCATGACCTAGACTCTTGAAGCTCAGAGGCATATAGATTTTCAAATTTATCTCTATCAGCAGCGTTAAGATGGGTGTTATCACCTTTATGTGAATTAAATGTGCTTGTTGAAACACCACCTAGCTCGCTTAAAGAAATATTAACTGCTCCAGTCTTACCATTAACGGAAGTTACTTTATCAGTTGGACTTTTTAGTTCTTGCCAATTTGCTAAAGTTGAATATGGTTCACCTTTTAAAATAAATGTTTTAGATAAGTCATTTCTAATACAAATATCACCTGTTTCAGCTTGGCTAAGTTTAAGCATCTCATCTTGACTGCTTACGACAAAGGTATTTGTAATAGCAATTCTAGGAATGATGCTACTAGAAAGGAAACCATCACTATCAACAACGGGTATCTGACCTTCACCGTTTCCAACATCATATTTACTGGCAGTTCCTAAATCAAGCTCATTGATCTTTGAATTTAAAACTGAGGTTAGGTTATTAGAGTTTACAAATTCAAAGTAATCGCTAGCGCTAAGTGGATTCGAACTTGAGCCTGTCTTATTGGCTTTAGCGATATACAAATTACCACCATTTAAGTCAATTAAAGGCTCACCTTGTTTAATGGTTCCACTTGTACCAGTTAAAGGCCCACTTCCGCTTGTAGTCTTTCTTCTAAGTTGTATTGTTGCCATTTAAATCTCCTCCTTAATAAAAACAATCAATTCTTTTTAAAGTGTGAGTTGAACTACCTAGTTCGATATAAAGATAGTCTCCACTTCGTTCTATATATCCGTTATAGTTAGTTCCTAAATAGTTATAAGTAAAAGTAAGGTTAGTCGTGCCTTTAAGAGTGTTCAATGAAACAGCAACAATGTTATTACAACAGGCAAAAGTAATAAGGACTGCTGGTTTAGAAATCATCGAAGAGATATTGAATTTATAAGTAGATTCACTCTTAGTCGGAAATGTAAAACTTTGACATCTTAAGCCATGTTGAAGGCCACTAATTCTATTATTAAGTTCTGTTTTTGCTTCACTTACTTGAGTTAAGCAATTGTTCCTTGTAGTATCTATTTTCGTTTGATTGGTCTCTATATATTTAATTACTGATTTATCTAAAGTAAGTGAAGTTGTCGTTTTTGAATAGCCGACCATAGGAAACTCAAATACACCATCGCTTTCTAACAAATTAGTTTGAGTAAGGCTTGGATAATTACTTGAGGTTCCTTCTTTTAAAGTAAGGCTAGCTACATTATTTATCGTATCTATTTTAAGGATTACATAACCTTTCTTTGTACTATCTAAACTGACTGAAATATTAGTTCCATTTTCGATATAGATCCTTCTTCCATAAATTGAAACAAAGCCATCTTTAAAAGTGATCTTCCCATTTGATGATGTAGCCTCACACTTATCACCTAAATCAGTAAATATGCCGTTCGTTTTATTTGTTAAATACCAGTTAAAGAAAGCATCGTCTTTTGCAGTATTTAAAGCCTCATCAAAAGTTAATTTTTTAAGTCCCATTAGTAAATCCCTCCATCAAAATTCATGATTGCAGTCGATACATTGACTACCGATTTATTGTTACTAGTTCCACCATTCATCATCTTTATCTTGTCTGTAAGTGATGTCCTTTGCTCACCCAAAGTAAGGGTGCAACTAGCAAAAGTGTTTTTATATTTAATTTGAGTAAGCATAGTCGTATAGGTTCTTTTAGGAGCATAAAACTCAACAAAATAGCCAATAAAAATGTTACCTAAAGGAACAAAGACATTATTTGTAACATCTAGATCAAAAGTTATCTGATGATCATTTGAGCTTTTAATGAGCTTTTCTTTAGCTTTGCTCTCTAGTTTTTCATAGTCACTATCGCTATAAAACTCACTTTCAACATTTACATAAGGAAAGCGCCTATCATCATCTTTATTAGTAGTGATACTTCCATCAGTTAAAAGATAATATTCGACTTCTTTTTTGTGCTCTTCATTTTCTTCTTTAGGATAAAAGATACATTTATTGACGACATTTTCTTCGCTTTCTTTAATCTTTAAATTGCTGATAGCTTTTAAGTCATGACGAAGCTTTACGATGTGCGTTTCTTCTTCAATTACGATCTCGATATTAGAGAACCTTCCTCTAATGAAATTAACTTTATATTTAATGACTACACCATAAGTTTTAGTGATTGTTTCCATCAAATCTTCAATGTTCATCAAAGTATCAGCATCATAATTAAAACTCCCCTCAATATCTGAATTAGAGGTGACAGTTAAATATCTAAGGTTCTGCTTTGAATCACTATTACTTACAAACGCTTTTTTAATAGTGTCTGCTAAAAACTTACAAACATTACCAGTAAAAGAACTTACAGGAACTTTGATATTAAATATCTCTTTAAAGTCGTTAAGCTGAACTTTGCTCGTCTTATCATCATTTAAAGTGATAGCCTGAACGATGCCAATATAAGAAAGCTTTCCTTCCTTTAAAACGACGATATCGCCTACACTAGCCTTGATTTCTTCTTTGTTGACAGTGAAGTTAGATTTTTGTTTAACCACACTATCAAGAACAATTTCAAACTCACTAGAAACATAAGCGTTATCTTTATATTTAAGCGTTATTCTATCTAAAAATATCAGTTTCATATTAATTACCTAAATACCCTTCTATCATTGTGATTGAGCAGCTTGGACTTCCTTGTGTATTAGGAACAAATGTTAGTTCATAGGTTCCACGCTCTAAAAAGATGAAATTATCGCAAGAAAAATCCTGATACTCATATGCATTAATTTTTTCATTATTCTCTTCTATTGTTATCTCTTGCCTGCTTGGAAAGGCATCAACAACAATCGTGCAGTTATTAGATTCATAATAAATCTTGAGCTTACTTACTTCTATTCCGTCTTTTGTAACGATTACTTCAGGATTAGAAACCTCTCCTTTTATGGTGATTTTTAAAGGAGCTTTCGCATAACCATTATTAGTAAGTGTCATCTTTCCTTTACTTGAAACGCTATACTTGTATGGATAAGTAAAAGGATAGATCTTACCTTCCTTTGAAACACTTATCGTCACTTCACTTATAACGTCCTTATACCAATATGAGAGCCTTTTAAGTTTTAATTCGCTTGTTAAAGTCCCACCACTAATCTCAGTCTTTGATAAACTTTCAACTTCAACATAAGCATACTTAGTATCGTCACTTGTGTAATAAAGTTTTAACTCATGAGAAGTCTCTAAAAATGATAAAAACCTTTTAAAACCTTGATATTTTCTTAAAAAAGCTAGATTAAAGACGATATCTTGCATAGGTATTGTTTCATCGATTTTCTTATAGATATTATCAAAGTCAAAGTAAGTATTAGTCTTTTGAAAACCTAGACCTGTAATAGATGAAATAAGCGTCATAGAAGAATAGTCAAATCTATACTCTTCACCCAAATCATTAATAAGCCAAAGTTTCCTCATAGATAACTACCTCCAAGCGCCTCATTGATAGTGTTGACATCAAAAGTGCTAGAACTTGTATTGATAGTGACGTTATTCGTAGTTTGATTATTAACAGTGCTATTAGATGTATTTGTTTCGTTACTTGAGCTAGGAGTAAACCAACCGACAACTGTGTCTATGATATCCATTAGCCAACCGACTGTATGATCTAATATCCACTGAACGCACTCGATAATAGCGTTAAGAATATCTAAAATTGGCTTTAATACCGCGTATAACACTTCTAGCACTGGTGCGATTACTCTTTGAATAATCTCGGCTAGCATCGTAAAAAGCGGCATGAAAGCCTCTAGTATCTTCCCTACTGCATCAAGTACAGCTTTAATCGGAAGAAGTAATACATTAAGTAAAGGAACTAAAAGATTAATTAAGTTTCCTATCACTTCCATTACAAGCTCAATGATAGGCATTAAAACTTCACCTACTGCTTCGACTATCATGAAGATTGGCTCAAGTATCTGCATTAAGATACTACCAAGCTCCATCAAGATATCTTTGAATGTCTCGGTTTGAGTTAAAGCCATAATAAGAATGGCAATCAAAGCTCCTATTCCTAAAGTAGCAGCACTTATTCCAGCACCAGCAAAAAAGCCACTAGTTCCAGTAGCGGTTAAAGCAGCCGATAAGCCTTTTACAATTGGAATGATAGTTGTAATGATTTTTATGGCAGGTCCAATAGCGGCAACCAGTCCTATAACTACTAAAATCGTCTTTTTAGTCGTGTCATTCATGTTGGCTAGTTTATTTGCCCATTCACTAATCTTTGGAATGATTGAATCTTTAAGATAAGTTAAAAACTCAGTCATTATAGGAAGTAAGATCTGCGCTAGTTCTACTCCTAATGTTTGAAGTTCTTGTTTAACCTTATCTAATTCATCATTAAACTTAGCAGAAGCCTCGACTTCTTCTTCCGTGATAACACCTAACTCCTGACATTCATTTTTAAAGTTATCAATTTCAGTACTTGAAGCACTTAAAAGTTGCTGTAAATCAGTACCTATCTTTTCACCAAAGATATCATTTGCAATTCCAACTCTTAAAGTTTCATCTTCTAAATTAGCTAAGGCATTACGAATAATCTCAAAAGCCTCATCGACATTTTTACCTTTTAAATCATCATAGGCAATTCCTAGTTTTGTTAAGGCTTCCGTTGCAGATGAGGTATTGCCACTAGCTAAATCACCAAGTAATGAGTTAGTTTTAGTAAAGGCTTTTTGAAGTTGCTCATTATCTACTGCAAGAAGTTTTGCTACATAGTTCCATTCTTGAAGTGCCTCTACTGACATTCCAAGCTTCGAGGCTTGATCTCCTAACTCATCAGCTGTTTCAGCACTTTTAACGGACAATGTAGTTAAAGCTGTAACTGCGCCTAGAATTGGTGCGGTCACATACTTAGTAAGATTTGAGCCAACTTTACTTAACTTATTTAAATTAGCATTTCCGAGTTCATTAATTTTCTTGGTGGTATCTTCAAGTTGATTATTTAACTTACTAATATCGGCTTCTGTATATTCAACGTTTCTTCTAAGCTGATTAAATTCCTTTACGGAGATATCACCAATCTCAAGAGCTTTCTTAGCCTTTTCTAATTGCTCATTTTGATTTTGAAGTTTCTTTTTCGTCTCTTCTAAAATTGAGTTAAGTGTTTCTTGTTTTTTCTTCCAAAGGTCAAGATTAGTTGAATCATAGCGTAAAGAGGTATTAATAGCCTTTAAGTCTTTTTGTTGTTCTTTAAGATTAGCTTTGATATTAGTTAATTCGTTTTGTAGGTCTTTTGCATCAAGTGTTAATTTGATATTTAAACCTCTTACTGTTTCAGCCATTTAGTTACCTCCTTTCGCTATAAGAAAAAACTATCAATATCAGATTGATTCGCTCTCCTATTGGTTTCACCTTTATAGAGTTCTTTTTCAATTTCAATAAGCTCTATATAGGTTCCAATATCAAAGTGTTTGGCATCTTCAATTGATAGTCCTAGTTTTGCAATGTTAAAAATGATCGCAGAAGAAAAGGAATACTTATTATCGAAAGGTCTCTCCCTTATTTCCTCCTGCTTTCTTATCTGTTTTTAATAGCTCAACAATAGTGTTCGTTAAATTAGTTAAAAGAGCTGCATCATTTAAAATAGAAAAGTCTAGTTTTTCTAAAAACACTTTAAAAGTCTCATTTTCTTTAGGATTTGATAAAACAAAGACAATTCTAAAAATGATCTCAATAACATTCGTGATGTTTTCTTCTTTTGTGTTCTCTAACTTCTTGATGTCATTAAAAAGCTCACTTCCAAAGCGAGACTTATAATCGATTAAAGAATATAAACTGCTTCTTAAAATGAGTTTTTTATCGCCTAAAATTACTTCTTTTTCCATAGACTATCCCTCGATTGTAGGAAGCGTAACCTTATCAAAGAAAGACTCATAATTCGTGTCACCTTTAGATGCGATGACTCTTAAAACTTCCTTATCATTTACTTCAATTGGACGAGCAGTGATAGTTAAAGATACACTGTTAGCCTCAATTGAGTCAGCCTTTGATTTGGTTGATTGTCCGACTGGTGTAGCTGTGCATAAGAAATACCAGACTCTTCTAGCTTTACTATCGCCTTGAATTTCATATCCTAAGGCAAAAGTCTTAACATCAGCGTTTACCACTTCAACTAGGTTATTGTTACTATCTAGGGCATAACCAAAGATATCCTTTTTAAATTCATCAGATAGTTCAGTAAGTTTAAGCGTGATAGTAGCACCACTATTTGAAACAAGAGTATGAAAGATCTTATCATCTGCATAAACTTGCGTGGTCCCACCAACTAGCTCACTAGAAAACTCCTGTGCGCCTATCAGGTCTTTAGGTGTATCAAATGTCCAGGTATCTTCAGCAAAAGTAGCCAAAGCATAATGAACATTACGTAAGCCATATGTGATTTTATTCGACATGTTTAAATTCCTCCATTTTTATTTCATAGATTGTTGAGATTGTATTGTTTTGATTTAAGTATTCGCTTGTAAGAGTAAAAGGCAGGTCGTTTGCTATAAAGATTTCTTCTAGTTTCATGGCTAAAACATCAGCTTCTTTTACATCACTTGTAATTAAATTAATTTGATAAAGCGTTGTTCTAATACTTGCTAAATCATCAGAAAACTCTTTAAAAGTCGAGTTAATTTTAGAAAACACGATAATTGGTGTCTTTATCTCTTCTACATCCTTTGGTGAAAAAGATAAGTAATAAGAAGGCGCTACTTCATCTAAAATGCTTTTAAGTTTTGTTAGCTGCATTTTTAATCGCCTCCTTTATCTTTTCTTCCATCTTAGGTGCTTCCTTTTCATAACTCGGTCTTAAAAACGGCCTAGCTGAAACAAATCTACCGCTTCGATGAACAAAGCCAAACTCGATAAGATGGACAAGCCTTCCTTTACTTTTAGAGTAAATAGTCACGCTTTTGTTTACTTTTGTCCCTTCTTTAAGAGCAGTAAAACTATCTTTTAAGTGCTCATTAGAATTTCCTATCGGAGCAGTTTCTTTAATATCGCTTATGATGTCACTTGCCGTTTTATCTAAGATTTCATCTAACTCGTTATCAAAATCAAGAGACTTTTCAATCAACTCACTTATCTTTAAAGTAAAATCATCTAAACTAGCCACTTACCTTTCACCTTTAAATTTGTGCTTTCAAGAGTGAGCTCAAGTAAATGTGAAAGCTCATAAGTCTTAATCACTTTATAGATTGCGTTATCGATTAAAATGTATCTCTCGCCTTGATATAAAAAAGAATTAATCCTGATAATTCTAGAAACCTTATAGCCACTTCTACTTGCTTCATAAAACTCACTTCTAGTGATATTAGTTGGAATAGCCACCATCTCTTTACTTGAAGTAATTTCAAATCTTTGTTTTCCATATTTATCAGTAGTGTCACTTACTTTTAATAGAGCTACTTTAAGTGAAAAAGCATTAATCATGTTTAGTTAAAGCTAGTTGTTTAAGCAAAAAATCAAAATGCTTAGGTAGCTCTTTCAAGTTTCCATCTGACTTAAAACCAAATGATGTAGAGACATAGATAAGAATAAAAGAAGTCACCAAGGGGTCAGCTTCATCAACAAGATACTTCTCATTAACTCCACTGCCCCTAAGTAACTCCTTACTTGCTTCAATAAAGGCATTTAACTCTGCGTCAAGTTCATGGCTATCTAACGGTATTCCTAGTGAGTTTTTAACTAGGTCAAGAACCATTATTCAGTAGGCTCACTGACTGGAGTTGCCTCACCTTTTTTGACCCTAACAAAACCTTTATAACCGACAACATTACCGCCAGTAAATACACTAGCTTTATAGCAAATGATGCCATCTTTAAATTTATAGTCCGTGCTCTTTCCAATCTCAACGTTAGAGAAGATAGGGACTTCATAGTTAAATAAAGAACCATAGGCAATGCAGTAAGTTCCTACACCAGTTGATGGATCACTTAAAGCACTACAATTGCCATTTAAGACATAAGGAATGCCATCGATTGTTTGATTTACATAATCGATATTGTGGACCTTTCTTCCTTCTTTGGTTCTAAGTTTAGCAAAGGCTCTTAAATCGTTTTTATTGATGATAAGACAAGCTCCATTTTCGATTGCTTCATCTCCACCATAAGCAAAGACGATATCATCAAGGGTGTTTTCATCAATTGCACTAATCTCTAAATCAGCTTGATCTTTTAAAGCATCAGCTTTATCAGAGAAAATGCCAGTAAAGTTATTAGTAGTTCCATCGCCTTTAATGATTTGCTGAGAGATTTTCTTTCTTAAAGAGATATTGATGTTTTTAATGACCTCTGCTTGATAATTAATTGCAGGAAGCTTTTCTAATTCTTCAGTAATCTCAGTGTAGGCAGTAACTTTAACCTTTGGAATAGTGACATATCCATAGTGAGGTTCAGTTTCAGTATAGCTTGCGCCTTCTAAAGTAGTTCCTGCTTCACCATAGGATTTAACATAAGATTTAGTATAAGTTTCACCGCCTTGAAGATTAATGGTATGAACCCTATCAACAAGCTCACTGACTGGCTTAAATGGATAAGGAGCTAAAGTTGAATCGACGTGTTCAGGTAGCAAAACTTCATCACTAGAAACTTTAATAGTTCTATTTTCCATTAAGTCTTTACCACGTTTTTCAAGCAAATCCCTTTGTTCTGCATTGTTTTTAGTAGAAATCATAGGAATTTCTGTCATCTTAGTAAGTGACATTTTCTTTTCAATCATGCTTCTTTCCTCTTGAAGTTTGTCAGTTTCTTTTTCCATTTCTTCAAGTTTTTTCATATCTTCTTCTTTTTCGACCATACCTCTAATTTCAGTAAGCCTATCTTCAATTTCTTTTTTTCTTAAAACTAAGTTCATATTTTTATTTACCTCCAATTTTTAGTTTTAAATTTATTCTTCGCCTTATAAGTTCTTTCTTTTCATTCTCTTTAGCTAAATCCATAGCCCTTAATTCCGACTCCACGAAATCAAGCGAGCGAGAATAAATCGAAGTTCCCTCATAAGCTGGAAGATCAACAATAGAAACGTCATATAAACGCTCAATCGATGTAATCTTTCTTAGTGGAACATCGCCACTTCTATCCCATTCCTGGGAAGCGACAGTAAAAGCAAAAGACATCTTATCTAAGAGTCCATTTTGAACCATTTTGTAGATATCTTTATTTGTTTGTGTATCAAGTAACTCGGCTCTTATTTTTAAGCCTTTATCATCAACTTCTAGCTTAAGCGAGCCGTTTTTAGTTCTAGCAATCACTAGAAAGTTGTCCATGTGGTTATATTTAAGAGGGACGTCTTTCATTGAGGTGTTAGTTAAAGCGCTTGGCATAATCATTTCTCTAAAGCCTCGTTTACTGTCCCCTATTAAAGTTTCCTCATTAAAAACAATGGCATAACCTTCAAGTATCATTTTGCTTTCATCATTACTTGTTAAGTTTAAAGTCGCTGTTCTTGTTTCCTTTATCATCTAAGTTTTCCTCCTTTTCTTCTTCACCAATTTGATATTTATTTGCTTTATCACTATCAACAAAATTAAGAGATTGAAGTCTCTTGTTTCCTCCTTCTATCGGTTCAAGTCCAAGTAATCCTCTACATTCATTTATTGACATAAGACCAAGTGACATAAGCTTCTCTATTGCCGATACTTTCGTAGTCCAACTTGCATATTGAAGCCTTTCACTATAAAAGATTATTTCTGTTCCGTTTTTAAGTTCGTTATCTGTTAAAAGACCTAAAGAAAAAGCCTCACTAAGCTGAATAGCTAGAGGCTCAATAGTTGTTTCATAAAACGCATTAAATTCATTCTCGTTATAAGAGTTAGAAAACACTGGAAGGCTGACTCCAAAGTAGTCAAGAATCTTAGATTGAATGAAATTAAGTGTATCTTTATCAACAAGTTTAGGATCTAAAGAAATTGGAACATACTCGCTTTTTAAATCCATAGGTACGATTGAAGATTTGTTTTTAGATGAGCCTTCAAGTGCTCTATTAAATGACTCAACCGCTTTGTTCCTATCTTCTTCTTTTAAAAGACCATTAAGTTTTAGAATGCCTTTAATTTGAAATGAACTAAAGACTGCCTTTTCTACTCCTTGAAGTAAGGCATCATTTATTCCTAGAGTCTTAAGTAAAGCTCCATGACTTGATTTACTTCCACTTCCCCCAAAGATGTCGTTACCTGTATAAAATCTACGAAGATGAATCACGTTTTCTTTAGGAAGAATAAAGGACTCACCACTTTCAAAGTAGAACTTTAAATAATAGGCTTCAGACTTATCTACGATTGGTTCTACTATGATTGGATTAAGTGGATATAAAGCTTTAAGCTCTAATGTATCTTTATCATAAAGTGGATAGACAAAAGCATTGTCATTAAGTAAAAGTAATGAAACCACCTTATAGATAAACTGATAAGGTGTCATATATTCATTTGGTTTCGATTTCAATAAAAAAGAGAGGTTTTTGTTCCTCTCCGTAATAATTCCATCTTCACTTCTTTTAATGCATCTACCTTTAAGTTTGGCGCATTGACTCGCTATCCTATCGATACATATTAGAACGACATCTGAATTAGTTATCTTCTCTCCAAATGGTGTCAAAGGAAGAGCAATATCATTAATCAATCCTAAAGCATTAAAATTTTCTAATTTCTTCTTTTTTCTTTTAAAAATCACATTAAAACTCCTCCTTTTTCTAAAATTTGAGTAAAAGAAAAGGCTCGATTTGGAGCCTTAAAAGTATGTATTTTTTATTTCCAATCTATGCCAGAAGAATATTTATTTTTAATTGGCTTATAAAAGGAATCGTCAATAATTTTAAAATGACAGCTCTTAAAAGAAAAAGTTGTATAAAAAATATAGGTACAATCTTCCCTGTGCTTTCTAGTTCCTACTGTCATTAAGCTATATACAAGTTCACCATTTTCAATCTTACAATCATCCAAATAGTAGCGATCTTCTTTAGTTGAGAAGTCTAATGCCTTTTTAGGATGCCCAGTAAGCAATTCTATTTCTTGTCCGCGTTGAAAAGGAGAATTGAATTCCTTAAAGTGAGAGACTTTCGCTTCGTTTTTCCTTTTTAATTCTTCTTCGTACTTTTGTTGCCACTCCCTTAATTCTTCAGCTTGCTTCTTTTCTTCTTCTTCGATTGGTTTTGGGTCCACTACCTCTATTTCATCGTTGAAAAATTTTGAAAAAGTAAATGTTAATTCTTCACTTTCATAATCATAATATCGAAAGGCTGTAACAATTTTCTTGCTATAATCAATTTTATCTACTTTAAATATTTGTAATTCTTTGTCATCTTCTTCATCTTTTTTCCATCTGAAGAATTTGACATCTTTAATTTCTTCTAATGTCATAATGTCACCTTAATAAATTTTACCATAAAACCTCGATATTTTCTTATTATTTCACAACACTTTCATAATCTAACTTATATCTAGTAAGTGTTGCATAAGCGATAATAGTGGCTACTGTTCCATCTATTCTTTTAAGTCTTGAGTTAAGTTTAGATGGCTGGATATTGCCATTAACATCAACCTTCGCTTGAGTATTAGCTAAACACCACTTAATGATTGGATTATTGTTATAGTTTAAAGCATGGTTTCTTAAGTCAGCTTCAAGCTGTTTCATAGGTTCAGATAATGTATAAACACCTTGTCTTATCTTTTCCATTTCAAAACCCATATCTTCCATTTCTTTAACCCAATATTGTGAGTTCCAAGGATCGTAACCAACCCAAAGTGGTCTAATATCATAGTTATCAATCATACTTCTAAACCACTGAGTAACTAAACTAAAATCATTTTGTGAACCGTCAGTTAAAGTTATGTATCCCTTCTCTACCCAGATGTCGTAAGGGACATTATCCTCTTTGATCCTTTCTTTAAGAACATCGCTAGGCATGAAGAAATGGGATATTAGGTACTTCTTGCCTTGTTTTTCTACATATAGAACAGCCGCAGTCAAATCGGTTGTCGAAGAAAGGTCGACTCCTCCTATCGCATAACTTCCTCTCAAGTTATCGATATTGAAAGTGTCTTTATTCTCGATGTCCTTGAAGTTAAGCCAACTTCCATCTTCAGTTTGCTTGATATTAAAGTCTTTACAAAGCATTGTCACTCTAGTAGCCAGGTCGTTTTTAGATTTGTTCATTAAATCTTCTAAGTAACTAACTTGCTTAATTTCACCTAGACTAGGATTAGACTTTATCCAAGTTTTAGGATCAGTAAATATCTCTTCTTGGCTATCCTGCGTATAAAGCCAAGGAAGTACACGTTCATCTTCTATCTCACCTTTTATAATCTTTCTAGCATATTCGAGCTTGCTATCTAAAAAACCTCCTACTGTTACACCTTCAGTTGTGATGATAAAAATAAGAGGTTCTTTTTTAGTTGATTGAGATTGTTTAATTGCATCATAAACTTTACTATCAGTCATTTCATGAACTTCATCAATACAACCAACTTCAATGTTATAACCATCCTTATTTTTCGATTGAGCAGACATCTTTTTAATCTTAGATTTATTTAAAGAACTTCTCTTATCATTTTTCTTTCCAAATTTAATGCAGAAGATATTTTTACTAGTTCTTTTCTCTAAAGTTGGACTAGCTTCTCTCATGTTGTTAATTTCATCAAATAAAATATTTGCCTGTTCACTAGTGTTTGAAGCACAAACAATATCAACACCTCTTGAAAGAAAAAACTCCGCTAGATCAATTCCAGCAATAAAGGTTGTCTTACCGTTTTTTCTAGCGATTAGAAGAATAACCTCATTAAATCTTCTAAGTTTAGTGTCACTCATCTTAAAACCATAACTTACCTGAAGAAAAGCTTTTTCCCATAAGGTGAGCTTAAAAGGAAGTCCAGTGAAGGGAGATTTCGTGTGTTTACAAAAAGTCTCAATAAAATCTATGCGAATAGAACCTGGCTTTAAATCAAAAAAATATCTAGAATTTGCAAGGTCTTTATATAAATTATCAAGAGTTTTCATTAACTCCTTACCAACTAAAATCTCTCCATTTTTAACTTTCTCGTAATACTCTAAAAAGTAGTTTTTCATCTTTCTTCTATTGCTTTCTTCATAAATTCATCAAAAGCATCATCTTCTTCACTTACATCTGTATCTAGGATCGAATTTAAAGTTTTAATGATTCCTTGATAGACACTTAGCATTGATAGATAGGATTTTAAATTAGGATTAGTTCTGGTGGTTCCTTTATTTGAAACTTGAACAGTCCCTTGTTTTTTAATTGTCTTTTCTAGTCCTCTAAGTTCAACAGTAAGAAATGCTACCTTTTTAAGAAGCTCATCAACTAAAGGAAGTTTATCTTCATTACCATTTAAAAAGAGGCCTTTTAGCCTCTCATACTCTTTATAAACACATGTATTAGTTTCATTATTACTCATTTAATTTAACTCCTTTCAAAAGCCTAGTAGGAATTACCATCACACTTTTAAAATTAGGCGCTTTTAAGGCTTTCTGTGCGATTATGTTTAGCTCCTTTGGTTCTTCTTCGTATCCTTTAATAAAAGCGAACGTAAGCCCTAATTTTGCGTTAGTTTTAAAGATGATGTTTTTGCCTAAAAACACTTCTATATCACATAATTTCCAGTAACCATCGCTTGTTTTATGAGCTTGGATCTTTCCGTTTCTAATAACCATAGCAATAGGAGTTCTTTCATAAGCACTTATAAAATAGCGATAAGGAATAACAGCAGTTACATTACACTCTAGGCATACTTCACCATGGATTAAAGGCTCGTCGTTATTAGGATATCTTTCTAGTAAATGTCCACATAAAGAACAACGCCTCTTAGTAGTAACATTCATTATTTTTCACCGTCCTTTTAAATATTTCTACGCAGTCGTTATAAAGCTCATTATCTTCAGCAATTGCGTGGTAATCATCTTCGCTCGCTTCATCAGGTATGCCATAAGTTAGCCATTCATCAATAAGCTCTTCGTTATTAATTGAATGCATGAAATCATCCATTGCTTTTAGTTGAATAACCCTTAAGTTAATAGTTGTTTTATTCATGATCTTTTGCCTCCTCATAGGCTTTAAATAAGTAGTTTGTATCAAAATCAAAGTCTTTATAGCCTTCTAGACACGTCCTTAAATAAAACATATCAGGTGGCATAACCTTTCTTATCTTAGGATTCATAATGTAAACCATCGCTTTAATAGATTTGCCGTTTAATTCAACTTCTATTTCTTCTTTAAAATAATGAGTTGGATAGCCTTCATATCTATCAAGGGACTTTTCATCTACTTCATCAATTTCAAATATTCCTAGAGGAACTACTGCTCCTTTTTCTTTTCTTATCGTTAAGTAATACCTAAATTCTAAAGCCCAATCTTTGAGCAGATAGGAGCCTACTTTTTTAGCGTTAGGACACCTATATTTCATCTGCTCTAAATTGAGGTTTGAACCATAAGCCAAGTAATATTTCTTCATTATCTAGTGCCTCCTAATGTTGCCTCTCTTGAACCAAATCTCCATGCTGAACATCCATCAAGAGCGTGAATTAAGTGTTCTCTACAATTCTTAAACTCATCACCGATAAGTCCTAATCGGTTAAGGTAGGTTCTCATTGCAAACTTCTCATTTTCAACTTGTGGCTTTTTACTTGAAGCACACTTTTGAGTTAAGGCTTGGTGATTGAGTGCTAAAGCAAGAACGATATAACTTCTAACCTTTCCAGCATGAAGTTCACTATTAAATCCTCTAAGTTCAACTGTATGGTTTCCAGTAAAGAATGAATGAAGGTTTAAGAAGTGATATCTAGAATCGTGATAATGTGTATTTCTACTTCCGTAGTAGCCTTCATACCAGATATCAGCTAGTTGAGACATTGTTTTAGGATGTTTCTTATTAATCGTGTTAACTAAGTGTTCATCCATCTTCTTACAAAACCTCATCCTTTCTTGTTTGATTTCTAAGGCTTTATAAAGAAGGTCGTTTTTACTAGCTACAATGTTGATGAAGTTTCTAATGCTTCTAACATCATGATCTTCACCATTTAAATGAACGTGAATACCACAACTTGAGTTTGTTAGACCTCCTGCTTTTCTAAGTATTCTTACTAGTTCTTGAAGTGTGTTTATGTCCTCATCATAAGTAAGAATTGGACTAACTAACTCGCATGAATAATCTCTTGAAGCACTTATGATCTCACCGTTTCTCTTTGTTTGACATCTAAGGGACCCGTCATACATGACCTTCCATTTTCTTCCGTCAGGGGCTGTGATGACCTTTGTGTCGTAATAGTCTCGGGCCTCGTTGATGGTTCCGCCAAGGTAGTCGGCGACAAGCTTCGAAGCCTTGTTTCTGGTGATACCAGTGAACTCAATTTCAATACCGAATTTTTCTTTGAACATATTGTTTTTACCTCTTTCTTGAAGGTGTATTTCTTTACCCTTCGCACATATATACATCACTCTAAAAACACACGATATCAACTACATTTTTGAGGTATTTTTAAGTATTTTAAAGAGTGTCGAAATTGCTATTAAACTAGCAAAAAACACTGCAAAACTAAGGATTTTTACAAAGAAACGATTTAATTCAGTTTTTGAGATTTTCAGATTTTCAAAATATGTGGCTCGTATTTTTCGTGAGTCCCGCTTGCTCGGTACCCCAAGGATAATTTAAAGGCTACCTGGGGGAGGGTTAAGCCAACAATTATTTATATTTTTCGCCAAGTTTATTAGCCCAACTTTCAGAATAAAAAGAATAGTAGCTGACGTTATGCTTTTCTCTATACTTACTAAAACATCCACACCAGATAAGACTTGGTAAGCCAATCACAAATAACCAAATAGGTCCCAAAATTAAGCTTTGAACTGTGTGTCCATATTCATGTTGGATAAGTTTTAAATCATATGGTCTAGCAGTAAAGATAAACATTCCTAAACTAAGTGAACTTCCTAGTTTCCAAGTAGTAATCACTGCGCCATGAAAGACTCTATGTTTTCTTCCTATTAAAAATAAAAAGAGAATCAACCCTAGTAAGTTTTGGATGATTCCCAAAGTCCACTGAACTAAATAAAATAAAAACTTCTTCATCTATTTTCTTCCTCCCTAACTTCAACTAAGTCACCATCTTCATTCCATTTGTATTTTGGTAACTTACCATTAAAACGACCATGCATCTTGTTATGGCATTCTTTGCAAAGCAAGAGGAGGTTATCTATGTTTAAAGCTATTGATGGATCATCTACGTTATCAAGCGTTAAATGTATTTTATGATGGACCTCCGTCCCAGGCTTTCCACAGACTTCACATCTTCCTTTTGCCCTTAAGATAACCTCTTCCCTTACCTTGTGCCAAACATCTGACTTATAGAAGTTATGTAGACGCTTTGGCTGTAGCCTTCTTGAGCTCACTGACTTTTCCATCTACATTCTCCCAAGGATAAATGTCATTACCAAAGTGACCATATTCCGCTAGTCTTTGATAAGAGATATCCTTTAATTTAAGTTCTTTTATGATGTTGCTTACCGAGAAATCAAAGTGATCATTAATGAGTTTTAAAAGCTCATCATCACTAAGTTTTCCTGTGCCAAAAGTATCTATGCTTACACTTACTGGACTTGCTACTACAATCGAATAAGAAACAGCTACTTCGCATCTATCACCTAGTCCAGCTTCTACAATTGACTTAGCAACAAATCTCGCATAATAAGCACCGCTCCTATCAACTTTGGTATAGTCCTTGCCACTGAAGGCTCCGCCTCCATGATGCGCTACTCCACCATAAGTATCGACCATGAGTTTACGTCCTGTAAGTCCACTATCAGCATAAGGACCACCTCTAAAGAACGCTCCTGTTGGATTAACTAAAATCTCGATACCATCAAGAGTAGAACCAAGTAACGGAATTAAAACTTCTTCTTTTATGATTCTTTTTACTTCTTCAAGTTTTACTCCCTTTTTTGTTTGAGCACTAACCACAATTGTTTTGATATCTTTAGGCTTATTATCAACATACCTAACAGTTACTTGACACTTACCATCAGGCATAAGAACGTCCATGTATTTTTCTTTTCTGATGTTTTCAACAGCTTTAGAAATATCTCTAGCAATCACATAAGGAAGAGATAAGCACTCTTTTGTTTCATTAGTTGCATAGCCATACATGATTCCTTGGTCACCTGCTCCAAGCTTATCTACTCCTTTTGCAATATCCCAAGACTGAGTAGAAACTTTAGTGATAACAACAAAGTTATCAAAATAGCCAATATCTCTTAAAACTCTTTTAGCTACTTTTTCTAAATTCACATGAGCTTTAGAAGTAACCTCACCAAAGATAATGACTAGGTTATCCTTGATAGAACATTCAATCGCTACTCTTGAGTCTTTATCTTTTAGCAAATATTCATCCAAAATGGCATCGCTAATTTGATCGCATAATTTATCAGGATGACCTCTAAAAACTGATTCACAAGTTACATATTTATTCATAATTGTTATTTTTCCTTTCTAAATTGTCTTATTAATTAAAAAAGCCTTGTTGAGAGAGAACTCAGCAAAGCTTCTACATTTGTTTATTACTTTTTCTCTTATTTCTTTAGGAGCTTTAGGAACATCATTATATCTTCCATATTCGCCCCACATGCATTCCATAGCAACATTTCGTGCTTGAACAGCTTCTTCAAAAGTTTTGTAATAGCCTAAATGGATATCTTTTTGGCAAACCTTAATTCTCGCAGTAAATTTTCCTCTTGGCCCATAATATTGAACACCAGCTACACCTGAAGTATTGTTCTTTTGTAATGGTTGATTGCATTGATTTGCCCTATGAGAACAAACTCTAAGATTTGACTTACGATTATTTAATCTATCTAAATCAATATGATCAATTTCTAGTCCTTTAGGTGGATTCATAATTAATCTATAAAGCATATCGCCTTTTCTATTATTCACGCTTAAATTTCCATATTTATCTTTTGAAACATACCATTTGTCATTCTCAATAACTTTTTTATCTTCAACATCAATATAGAAAAAATAACCACAATTGGCTTTTACTTTTAGTGTTTTTCCATTCTCAATTATTTCATATTCATTACACATGTCTCCTCCACAAAAAAAGAGGCACAAAGCCTCGAAAAACTGATTTAATTTTGATTATTTTTCATTAAGTCGCTTAAATGGAGTAACTTTAAGATAAGACCTCTTCACTATCTAAAACCTTCTTATAATCTTCGATTTCACTAAGTGAGGTTTTATTACCTTCTCTAATTAAAAAGCACCCATCTATTGAGTGCTTAAGAGTGATAAATCGTTTGACTATTACATCTGCATACTTTTCATCTAACTCCATCATTAGTGTTTTTCTTCCTAGTTGTTCAGCAGCTATAAGAGTTGTCCCAGAACCTCCAAATAGGTCAAGTACTAGCTCATTTACTTTAGATGAGTTTTTAATTGCTCTAGCTACTAATTCGACAGGCTTCATTGTTGGATGCAGGTCATTACTTCTTGGCTTATCATATTCCCACACTGTGTCTTGGGTTCTATCATCAACAAAATAATGTGCTGCTCCTTCTTTCCAACCATAGAGGATAGGTTCGTGACGCCAATGATAATCTTGTCTTCCTAAAACAAGTGAGTTCTTGACCCAAATAAGGCATTCAGCAATTTTGAAACCTGCATTTTTCATTGCACTTCTAAAATTCAAGCCTTCACTATCAGCATGACAGCAATAAATGGAACCGCCTACTTTTACATGGTCGTAAAGATTAGTGAATGATGCATCAAGAAACTTTTTAAAGTCCTCGTCACTCATATTATCATTTTGGATAGTCATTCCATCTTGACCTTCATAATTCACGTTATAAGGCAGGTCTGTAAAGATCATGTCTGCTAGCCTTCCATCGCAAAGTTTATCGACATCATCTTTTAAGGTGGAATCGCCAACCATAAGACGATGGTTTCCAAGAATGAAGATATCTCCCTTTTTAGAATAAGGTGTTTCACTAATTGCTCCTTTTTCATCAAACTCATCATCTTTTACATCATCTAAACTTGCCTCTAACTCTTCAAAACCAAATTGCGACATATCAATGTCAGATATACTTTCAAGTTCAGTTTTAAGTTTTTCAAAGTCCCAAGTTGCTAGTTCATTAGTCTTATTATCAGCAAGCCTATAAGCAGCAATCTGCTCATCAGTTAAGTCACTTGCTATTAAACAAGGAACTTCACTTAATCCTAGTTTTTTAGCAGCTAGCCATCTTGTATGACCGACCACTATAACATTGTCTTTATCAATAACTAGAGGCTGTTTCCAACCAAACTCCTTAATGGAACTAGCGACTGCATCAATAGCTGATTCATTATGTCTAGGATTATTCTCATAAGGTTTAATCTCCGCTATATTCTTCATCACTATCGTCATATTCTTCTGTGATTGATTCGACACTGTTCCATTCCTCCTTTTGCGCTTCTAGTTTCTTTTCAGCAAGCCTTAAATCTTCATATCTTTCGCTATATTCTTTCCCAAACTTTTTAGTTAATAGATAAACAATAGCCTTAAAGTCAGGTCCGACTTGCTTTTTAATTCGATGAACTTTCTTCTTTTGTTTTCCATCTTTTTCTTCAATTAATTGATCTTCATCGATAGTTTCATAGCCTATTGCCTTTTTATACATTGCATTTGCTAAGTCCTTTTTTAACTCGTATCTAGATTTGTCCATTGCCTCTTGGATTTGAGGATATTTGTGCTTCAAATTAGTAAAAGTATGTTCTTCAATCTTGAGGTATTTGCACATCTCCCTTTGAGTGACGAGCTTTTTAGAACAATCAGCAATAAAAGCTAAAACTTCTTCTAACTTTCCATCTTTTTTCCATTGCGCCCAGATATCGGTTGTATAGATTCTTTTATTTTTTCTATTAGCCACTCTATTTCCTCCTTTCTTTGCATTAAAAAAGCCCATAGATTTCTCTACAGGCATAGTTATCCCTACTTTCAATTTCCCCATTATAAGCTTACCGGGACTTGACAAATTGTACAAGGTCAACTGAAGGTCTTATTTGTTCTTATTTGTTCTTATTTTTTCAACTCAAGGTCTACTCACGTTCACTAAGACCCATGTCGGCGTTTTTCTCCTTCTTCGCCCTCAAATACGAAATCACATAGCAAAGAACCGAAAGTGCCTGTGCCGTTATCGAAACGATGACCATAGCAAGGATTGAGACATCATATAGAACACCCATCAGCCAACTTCCGAGGAACCAGAAGATGCCAAACGAGAATTCGAACATTCCATATCCCGTCGCCCTGCTGCCTTTAGGCACCATCGAAGTGACCGCGGCCTTGAGTATCGACTCCTGGGCACCCATGCCAATCCCCCACATGGCCACTCCGACAAAAAGCATCGGCAAAGAATCGAATTCGAATATGAAAAGAGAGAACAGGCAGGAACAGAGCGTCGCCCCCACAAGTGAAAACATCCCAAAACTGTCATAGAGCTTCCCAAACAGGACGGCAGCGATTGCATCCACGATCATCGCCCCGGAATAGACGAGAGGCAATGTCTCGGAAGTGATGATGTCACTATTCCCAACGTAAACGTTGCCGATATGCATCCCGACCAGGGAATAGTCAATAAAGCCGAAGGCAAACACGCTAATACCGACGATGTAGAACACGAAGCTAGGCTTCATTTTGAACTTCTCGTGCTTTTTAGGCTCCGGCTCGAACTTGTCCGGGTTCGGGAACTTGTGCTTGGTGAAGAAAAGCAAGGCAATCGTTGCTATAGCTGGTATTAGTAAAAACAGGAAGCAGATTGAATAGTTTTTATATGTATCGCCATCCGTTTGGAGTAACATCACAAGATAGAGTAAAAGAGGTCCTAAGAAAGCTCCGATCTGATCTAGCATTTCTTGTATACCAAAACTGCGTCCGACCTGCTCTTGCGTAGCTGCAAAAGACATTATTGTATCCTTAGCAGGTTTTTTGATGGCTTTTCCTATCCTTTGAACAGCTAAAAGGATGCAGGCTAAAATCCATCCATTTGGACCAACAAACGCTAAGAGTGGAACGGCAAGAATGTCAATTAGATAACCTAATATCACCATCGGCCAATATTTCTTAGTCTTATCAGTTATTCTTCCAAATAAATATCTGAGAGAATAGCCAAGCAACTCAGCAAAACCAGAGATAAAACCTATAACACCTGCAGATGCTCCTATAAGAGAAAGATAGGTCCCTTGGATGCTTGCGGCTCCCTCATGCGTCATGTCCGAAAGGAGGCTGACGACTCCAAATAGGAGCAGGAAAGCCATCGCGCTTGAGATCCTCTTCTTGTTCTTATTCATCTGCCGCGCCCCTTTCAAGCAAGCCTTCGAGTGTCTTGAATTCCCCTTTGCTCTCGGACTTGGAACGCAAATAAACCCTTTCCAATAGCGATGCAAACGTTCGCCTTTCCTCCTCGCTCAATGCCTCGAGGATGTATTTGTAATAGAGATCCTCGAGATGCCTTTTCGATATCTTGAGCTGGTCGGCCTTCTCGGTCGCGTAGATGATCGATGCCCTGCCGTCCTTTGGGTCAGGAGCTTTCCTCAGATATCCCCTCTTGACGAGAGTGGCCACCTGCCTTGCGACCGCGCCCTTGTCCGTTCCCAATATCCTGCATATGCCGGCCTGACTGATGCCGTCGTGCTTCCTGACGACATGGATGAGATCGAATTCCGAACTGCCGATGCCGTCCTTCTTCAATGTCCTCACGACGAATTTGTTTACTTCCCTCGCGATCTTGGTGATCTGTGAATGAGTTATGTCCATGAAAGCCTCCCGATAATTAGTTGATATATCAACAATATAATTAGATGATACTACAACCATTTGCCCGAAACAATAGAACTAAAACGTTTTCATCGTTTTTTTCTACCTTCAAAGTCCTTAGATTTTCCTAACGTAACGAACGTACCGCCAAACGTACCAAAGCGTACCGAAAGAAATCTTCAAACGTGCCACTCGTTAAATCTGCTCAAGGTAATGAACGTAGGTCCAACATTTTTGAAATCTCGAAGAAATTATCGCCACGTTAGATTACGTTAGAATTTTTAACGTGTTTTAACGTAAACGCTAATTCTCCCTAATATTGCCAATAATTGCCCTAATTCGGCCTATATTAGGCGATAGTGAGGCTAATTCTTAAACTAACGTAAATGAATCGCGAGCCACATTCACTTCTAACGTACTACGTTGAAATCATTTAACGTAACTAACGTATACCGCACGTTAGACAAAAATCTTCAAAATTAAGTATCTCGTTAGATCACGTTATCTTTTCTAAGGTATTTCAACGTATACGCCTAAGGAGACAACCGTCTGGATTTTATGTCTTTCGTTGTTTTTCCTTGTCTTGCTTCAACGACTTTAACATATACAGCGAACGAGACAACAATCTCAAAAAGAAAAGACTACGTTTACTTACCTTGGAGGCTTTTAACGTAGTCAGCGTATACATCGAGATTAGACTTTGTCTCTTTTGGCTATCTCTTCCATCCCTGCATCGTGAAGTCGGTAGATATAGCTTTTGGAGACACCCATCTTCTCTGCTATCTCGGTGTATTTCATGAAGGAAACCTCGCGGTACAAGACTGCCTTAAGGACCTGCCCATCCTCAAGTATCGAGGTTATGGCTTCTGCGGCTTTGATTGATTTGGCTTCGAACTCCTCCTGAAGTTCCTTCACTTCTTTTTCAAAATCGAGCTGCTTGAATATCCACTTTTCAAAAGGAGCTTTGCCACTAGGTTGAGTATGTATTTTTTCTTCACCCCACATAGGACCAGGAATCATCATAGACTGTTCCTTGCAGTATTCAATTCGGCCTTCTAATTGCTTTATTTTGGCTCGTAAGGCGCTTAATTCACTTAGCTCGTTAATTATCCCCATTAGCATTTACCTCCTTTCTTTTGCCTAATATTTCTATTTCAAGGGCTATTCCTATTGGTTCATCACTCCACAGCTTTTCAACTACTTCCCTTACGACTTGAGCATCATCTTTCCAAAAGCCAACTTCAGTCATACAGTCTTTTAAAAGTTTCTCAAGGTTATCTGTATCTGGTTTAGTAACTCTCCATTCGAGATGTTTATGTGTTTTACCTTTTGGAAATAGCCATGTGACCTTTAACTCGATAGGACCACTCATTGGCTCACTTGGTTTAAATGGTCTTAGATGTTTCTTAAGTTCTTCTTTTGCTCTAGTCACATTCTCAGGTTTATAGAATCTAGGTTTACCATTAACTATCGCCACCTTAGTTTCTTGAGCGGTAATTGTTGGCGGATCTAACAAGAGAAATAACTTCATATGCTTCAGTCATCCTTTGTCTTAGGTTCACCAAGTTCAATAAAATTGAAGTTTTTCTCCCACTCAGGGTCGTAGAGTTTATTTGAAAGAAAAACTATCTCGATGTCTTCGCCTTGCAAGTCAGGGTTGTCCATATCCAAAGTTCTACACTTAATATATCTTCTATTCTCAATTGCCTTATCTTCAAAGACCATTTCTATATAAAGTCTTTTTCCATTAAGTTTGAGTTTCATATTTTTTGTTCTTTTCATTATTTTCTTACCTCCAATTTTCTATTTTTACTTTTAACTAAACTTACAGAAAATGCGAACTTGTAAGTTACCTCAGCAACGACACGGACGTAGGGAAGGAATAGGGGTGGCTTTGAACCCCTATTTCTTTCCAAGTCCTAATTTTCTGTAAGGAAATTATATATATAGGCTGTTTACAGAATTTCCCTTTTTGAATTACTCCTTTTTCAGGCGTGTTATGATGCCGTTTTTGATTGCATAATCTTGTGGGAATTCTTTTATGTATGAACGCAACGTCTTTTCAGTTCCATCAAACATAGGCAAGACGTCATTTATATGAACTTTATCTTCACCTAAGCAAGCTACATCGAATGCATTGTCTAGTTTTGCTTTTCTATCATCTCTAGTAGAGTAATTAGGTGATGCCTTTTGAGCATTATGGATGTCACCCTTTGGATAAAACTTATCTAATTGACCCGTAGTATCAACAATATGCAGTGGATACTTGAAGAATACCTTTCTACTTTTTGGCTTAGGAAATTCACGAGCCACACACTCTACTTGGTAAGCTAGGACTTCATTTCCATAATCCGAAACATTATTTTTATAGTTATCATCCAGTTCGAGTTCGACCATATCCATAAGTGCGTCAGGATCTCTAGCAAATACACCACTGCCACTTGCTCTATCCTGAGCGGTTTTGCCTCCCTGTGCACCTTTAGAATGATGGTGTGCATAAATGACTGTTGCGTGAAGTTTATCGCAAAGAACATCAAACTGATTACAAAACTGAGCCATTTCAGTAGCATTATTTTCGTCGCCAGTAATAACCTTATAAATTGGATCAATAATGATGACATCAGTATCACTGCCCTTTAAGTCTTCGATAAGTTCTGGAGCAAGTTTATCTAATGGCTTTGCTTTGCCTCTAAGATTTATGACATTAACTTTATCAACAGCGCTTTTATCTATTTTTAGCTCTTTACACACGTCTTCAAAACGCTTGACAACACTGCCCCTATCAATTTCTAAGTTAATATAACAAACATTAGCTTTTTCGCATTTAAATCCAAACCACTCAGTTCCTTGAGATAAGGCAACAGCAAGTTCAATAAGTGCGAAGCTCTTTCCTGACTTTGAAGCCCCACTTAATAGAAACTTATGACCTTTTCTTAGATAACCATGTAACAGCTCTGGTGCCAATGGCGGTGGATTATTTAAAAGCGTGGCTAGGTTTTCTACTACAAGATCATCGTTCCTACCTAATGAAGCCATCCAATCTTTCCAGGAATCATAGCCTAAATTGACACCTAATAATGTCTGAATTATGCCATTTCTTGTTACTCCTGGCATTCTAGATAATCTATTAGGATCTTTATTTTGGATATCTATCGAAATGCCATTATTTTTAAGAAAATCGTAGCAAAACTGCACTCTTTCTTCATATTCTTGAATATTGGTGGCATCGACTTTGACTATCGCGTGTACAGATTTTCCACCGCTATAGACCATCGTGGCGATAGGAAGATTAAGCCTTTTGAAAATCTCCTCCTGCTCTTTGATAGGAAGGTCATCAGATTCTATTAAGCAATACGAATATCTAGTGACATTCTTCTTACTTGCGCCTTTTCCATCAAGTGGATTTATTCTTATCCAAGCACCTGCTTCTTTTTTCCAATCGCCTATTGTTGCGCCTAAATCATCAGGATACCTATCTAAAGACTTAAGCAAATCATCAACTGTTCGATAGTAAACTCCTTTTAGCGGTTCGTATCTATCGTGGTCTTTATTGAAGTAAACATCATTGCTGACATAACCTACATATTCACCACTTTTAAATAGTGCCTTTAAAAATATCTTCAGTTGTTCAGTTGGTTTAAGTTTAGAGTAATCAACGCTAGGATCTTCGCAATCTTCCACATAGTCGTCCCACGCTAAAACTCGAGTGTTATTAATCTTCTTTTTAGTGATATAACCACCTTTTTCTCTTGCCAGTTTAATGATAGATGCTCCAGTAATAGGTTTAGAAGAACCATTAAATGACTCCCACTTCCTATAACATTCATCGTGGTATCTATCATCATTCTTGCTCCAATTATCCCAAACACTACAATCATAACCTTCATGTTTTAAAGCCATACCAACTTCTATCCACTCTGTATAATTGCAACTAGAAACAGGGATATGATCCAATGCTTCTAAAATATCTTCTTTCATGCCATTATCCCCTTTCTTGGTTCATACGTTTTTGGATTAATTTCAAAAGGAACAAACCATCTATTATTGGCAATTCTTGTAATCATTAAACTTGCATCATCGAATGTCCATAAACCCACATGAAGAAAACCATATCTTTCAAGAAGTCTAATTTGCTTTGGTGTAGCGAGTCCTTCGATTTGTCTATTCTTTAGCTTATCGATAATCAAAGATGCCAAACCTGCATTACCGATATCCTCGGTGTAGATTCCATGTCTTTCGAGATATTCTTTTTGCTTACTAGACATCGGAGCCATCTCCCAAGCGAATGTAGGTTCATAATCAGCTAAGTCTTCAGCGTTGATAGAGAATGCGTATTGAATAGGATCAACGAGCTGTCTTTTCTTTCTTCTCATTTCTTCTAATTCGCGTTTTAAAGCATTTTCCCTTTCGGCTACTATATCTCGCTTTGCTTCTTCTTCAGCTTCGACTAAATCTACTTCATAACCAGAATTTGCTATCTTTTCATCTATCTTCTTGGCTTCTTCTTCGTTTTTTGCTAATAGTCCACTTGGCTTACATAAATCATGTCTTTCAGTTAACCAAAGAAAATCAAGTAGCAATAAATATTCCTTATTAGGAGCAAGCCTCATACCTCTTCCTACCATTTGCTGATATAGGCTTCTAACCTTAGTTGGTCTAAGAATGACGATACAATCTACGCTAGGACAATCCCAACCTTCGGTGAGCAACATTGAATTACAAAGAACATCGTATTCGCCATTTTCAAAGGCCCTAATGCCTTCTTCTCTATCCTTAGAATTGCCATTTACCTCAACCGCTCTAAGTCCATGGACATTCAATAATTCAGTGAACTTCTGGGAGGTTTTCACTAAAGGAAGGAACACTACGGTCTTTCTGTTTTTGCAGTAGTTACACATCTCTAGAGCTATTTGGTTTAAATATGGTTCTAGAGCATTTCCTATTTCACCGACCGCATAATCGCCATTTGAAACACTGACGTTATTGATATCGAGTTTAAGTGGAATCATCTGAGCCTTAATTGGACATAGATATCCTTCTCTAATTGCTCTTGGCATCGAATATTCAAATGCCTTGGAGTCGAAATACTCGCCTAAGTTTTTATGGTCCGCTTTATCTGGCGTAGCAGTAACACCTAGCACATTTGCGTTTTCAAAATGGTTTAAAACTCTTTGATATGTATCTGCTAAACAATGGTGTGCTTCGTCTACTACTATAGTTTTAAAGTAGTCTTTATTGAATTTATTAAGTCTAGAGGGATTAGCTAAAGATTGAATAGATGCAACGGTAACGTTAAGAGGAGAGCCCACCGAAGTAGACTCTGCCTTCTCAAGTGCCGATTCAATTCCGTATGTGTTCTTTAATCTATTAGAGGCTTGGTCCAAGAGTTCGTTCCTATGAGCAATAATCAAAGCCTTAGAACCATCGCTAATTTGATCTTTTATTACGGAAGAGAATATTTGAGTTTTACCAGTACCTGTAGGGCAAACTAGTAAAGTCTTTTTATTACCATTAATCCATTCGTTTTCGATAGCTTGAACCGCCTCTTTTTGATAAGGTCTAAGTTCAAACATAACTATCAACCTCTAGAATGGTAATTCGTCATCATCCAAGATGTCTTTGGCTTCGTTTTGGTTCAAATCGCCTTTAAACTTGGCAATGGCTTCCGCTTCGTAAGGCAAGAACCTATCAATCGAGTTGATGGTCTTGTTTTCGCCAAACTTATTGACATAGCTCTTGGTGGTAAGTCGGCATTTTCCAAAAGAGCCATTCACGATGTTCCATTTCATTTGGATTCTTTCGCCACTCTTCTTCTCCTCAATTGCTCTAAAGAATTGAGATATTTTCCAAGCGACATTTTCACAAAGTAAGAAATCTTGACGAACCCTTGTAGCTATTTTAAGTCCATCATATATCGCTATTGTAACAATCGCTTTAGGACAAGCAGGAACTTTCGCTCCACCTGGATACATAGCTCTTTCAAAATTAATAACCTTAAAGAAATATTCTCCTTCAGGCAAAAGTTTATATTCATCTTCTAAATCAACAATCTCATCGTCCCAAGACAATACTCTATTTTCTAACATTATTTATTTCCTCCGTTTTTAATAGCTTCTTCAATCTTTTTGAAATTCGTTAATACCCAACGTGATATAAAATCATCTGAGTAATCATCAAGTGGCACATCAGCTTTATAATGGCCTTTATTTTCCACAAGTTTTTTAAAGCTCTCTTCACTGATATTTGCTTCTTTTAAAAGTGATTTAACTTTATCTACAAGTGGTCTACTTTTTATAATTTGTGTAGGTTTTGCAGTGTTTTCTTGCGTTTTTAGGCTTTTTTTAGGGTCGACGTTTGAAAACAAATGCTTAATCGAACTAAAACCCATATCGAGCTCTTCAGGCAAATTGAAGCGGTTCTTTGCGTCCCAGCAAGGGTGATGAGTTGTGTACATTACACGCTTTCCACCCTGAGCTTTTTTCGTATTATTTTCAGTGCTTACGACATAGGTTTTATAGTTGCAAAATAGAAGCATATCGCACCATTCCTTAATTAGTGGAGCAACTTGTCTAGATAGTTTCATTTCATATCTATCGAATTGTCCTGCTTCTTCAGGCAATTCAAATTTTCTAGGTTTTGCATGAGCCGTGAAAACTACATTAATTCCTAGCTCAATTAACTTATCTAGCAGTTTTAATAACTTAGAAAAATTATCTGCAACGAATGTATAACCTTTGCCATAACTTATAGCTTCAATAGACGCTACACGATTCTTTTGACAAACATCATCTTCTGCTAATTGTTCAGCCCAGTCAGCACTATCGATGACGAGCGTTTTTGCTATAGATGGTTCGCTTATGACTTCGTTAACGATAGAAATCAGTTCATCCCAACTTTTATTACAAATCACTCTTCTAACATCTAATGTGCTAGTTCCATTTTCTGTATCTATAAAAAGTGGATTTGGAAATTGGCTAGCAAGAGTAGATTTGCCTATTCCTTCAGGGCCATAGAGAATTGTCTTAATGGCACGCTTTTTTATTCCAGTTTCAATTTTTAACATTATCATTTTCCTCCGTTATAATTACTTCTTCTCTAGGATCACTATTAGGAACTAAAGCAAGAGAGCCTTCTTGAATTGATATGTATGGTGATACAAGTTCTTTAAACTTTTCTTTTCCAAGTTTTCTTGTAAGTTCAGTAATTCCAAATAATTTCTTTGCTTGATATGGTTCATAACCTGCCTCAGTTAGAATTTCAGCAACTTTAGATTCATCATTTATCTTTCGAGTAACTCTGGAATGAACTAACTTGTAACCTTCATAGTGATAACCACCTAAAGCTTTCTTTAAACAGTGTTCTTTTACAGCTTGGAAGTAGGCGATGTAGTCATCACATTTGTGCATTATTTCAGCTATTTCTTGTTCACTTAAAAGTTCTATTTTTGAACCCTTTTCTATAATTTTCCTTGCAGAATCTAACTTTTTCTTACAATAAACAAATCCAGGACAGTACTTGCATTTAGAGTTTTCTTTAGCAGTTCTATCACCACTTTTAATGGCTTTTACAGCTGGAGAGATAACCTCTTCTTCAAACTTTAAAAGTCCATCAATTTCCATTTCATACTCATTAGTGTTATTGATGACAGGTTGGAAGATAACTAATCTAACTTTCTTTATTGGATAAACATCTTTAAAACATTTGTAAGTAGCTAATGCATAGATTGATAATTGTGAATTTGGTCGATTTAATTCTTTATCGAAACTCATCACAGGATTCCTACCTGTCTTCAAATCAACAATAGTAAGTGTTCCGCCATCTCTATTTGATATGATTCCCAAATCTAATGTTCCGATTGAGTTATCATCAAAGCCAAGATCTAATTGTTGCTCGATAAGAACCAGTGGTTTTAAAGAACTGTTATGAAGTTCGAATTGGTAAGTTTTGACAACGAAATCTGCATATTTATCTACTATTTCCTGCATCTCTTCGTTATAGCGTTTGAGATTTGGTATTACTTCACATGGCTTTTTTGAATTACCATCGAAATCTTCGACATTTAATGAATTACTAATTGTGGCAGCTGCTAATTCATGTGTTTCTGTACCAAATTCTGCCTGCTCATTAGTTTCACTATTATTCCCATCATTAAATAAAACTGATTGATGGCATTCTAGCCACAACATACTTTTACTAGGGCTAAATATTCTAGAATGATTTTGCGGTTTCATTGTCTTTTACCTCCACACTTACACTGACTGCACTTCTCTACTTTCTCTTTCTCATTTCTTTTAATAGAAACGTCTACTGTTACATCATCTAAATTAAGAGAGAACTTTAGAGCTTTGGCTTTTGGTTCCCTTTCACCAAAGATGGCATGGAGTAACTTTTCTTCTCTACTTTCCATTTGATTCCTCCTTAGTTTCTTCAATTGTGACGCTTTTAACGGAATCCCCAGGAACGATGATTGCTACCTTATTTGCATCACCAATCACATCTCTTACTTTTGCGTCTGGTGATACTTTCTTATAGGTAACTACCCTGCTCTTAGGAGATACGTTAGAAACGCCAATGGTTAATTTGTGTTTCATAACTTTTTCCTCCTTATGTATCTAGAGAAGAGAGAAACTGCCCTTCTCACCATATGGAGATTTGGAGGGTGTTTTGATGGGGGTATAAATTGAAAAAAGTTAAAAAAATATTTCTAGGCAATAAAAAAGACCACCTAGCTCAATAAGAACCAGATGGTCAATCAATATTACTAATAAAGATAGGGTGTGCAGTTGCCGTTGTAAGGGGTGTGCAAGGGTGTGCAAAATAAGGGTTGCCGTGTAATAGTGCACACCTGCCGTTTCAAAGTGAACCTTAAAAATGATGATTTTTCGTCGAATTTTAGGGATTTCGGCTCGCACTATCACAACGGCGTAAATTTAAAAAGTGGCCATTTAAGCCTAATAAGAAAAAGTCTGCACACCCCTAGTCAGCGACTAAGAATGTATCAGACATGTCGTTCTAATATGGTGTCCTGTACGGGATTCGAACCCATGAATGTATGCGTGAAAGGCATATGAGTTAAGCCACTTCTCCAACAGGACATAAATAAATGGCGCTGACTATAGGGCTCGAACCTACAA